TCATCGCGTTGAGCTCAATTGAACAACTTTGGCCGGCACCGAAAGACAATGCGCAGCCCAGCGATCCATTAGCGCCTTCCGCTTTTCGAATAGATCAGATCGAGCATAAGCTTTCTCCACTGCGTTTCCAACGGTATGGGCTAAAGACATTTCAGCAATTTCTCTCGGAGTACTCGTGCACTCACTAACCCAATCACGGAATGTAGATCGGAAGCCATGGACAGTTACAGGGACATTCATCCTCTTTAGAACGGCAGACAGAGACATGTCGGAAAGAGGTTTGCCGCGCTGCGATCCGGGAAATATTAGTTCATCGTCATATCCCTTTAAGTCTTCGAGAATTTCCAGAGCCTCGCCACTCAACGGTACGCGGTGCTCCACACCGCCTTTCATGCGCCCAGCGGGCACTATCCACGAATTTCCGTCAATCTCCTGCCAGCGGGCTCCCCTGACCTCTCCAGAGCGCGCTGCAGTTAGAATGGTGAACCGTAATGCCTTAGCGCCAACTCCTTTCACCTCCTCAAGCCGATCCATCAGGGCTGGAAGCTCGCCATAAGGCAGCGATTTGTGATGCTTAACTTTGTCTCGTTGTTTGGGAAGTGCCTTTTCAATTCCGCTAAGTGGATTGGCAGTTTCGCGGTATTCTTTAACGATGCACCAGTCAAACACGGTGCGCAGCCTCTGGCGCACTCTCCTAGCTGTTTCAGGCTTCTCAAGCCAAATGGGAAGAAGTGCAGCCAGTACGTCATTCGATTTGATTACATCAACGGTTTTGGCGCCGAGCTTTGGAAAAGCATATTGCCTCAGCGTGTTGATCCATTGCGCTTTGTGTTTTTCATTTTTTGCGGTTGGTACAATCTGCTCATTCCAGACCTGCAGCGCGGCTTCTTCAAAAGTTGGTATTGCACGGTGGCGCAGAGCAAGTGGATCGCCCCCCAAGCGCGCCAGTTTGCGCATCTCTGTAGCTTCGGTTCTTGCCTCGGCTAATGTGCGCGTAGCAAGGCCTCCCAAGCCAATATCCCTCTTCTTCCCATGCACGCGGGTTCGAAGGATCCATGAACGGCTTCCGGTTTTGGCCACACGAAGATAAAGTCCGTCTCCGTCATTGTGCATTCCGGTAGATAGTTTGCCTTTGACGGTGAGTGCATTCAGCTTTCCCATTCAACTTGTCCCATACGTTTACCCATACTTAAGTATGGGATGCAGTCGAATGGAATGCAATGCTTTGAGACAAAAATAGTCAAAACAGGCTTTGTTTGTAAGGCTAAATCAAATAGCATGGGGCAATATGAAAAAATTATCAGGCGGACACCTCCTCCGCCACTATCCCCCGAGAACCCGTTCTCCACTTGTGGCCGATCCTAAATTTTCTTGTTGTTTTCAAAGGTTATAGCCGATGGGCTGTTGAGTGCCTTCTGGCGGTTTGGCTGAAATTGGTTCTCTTACCCCCGATATTCTCCAAGGCTGTTGCCTAAAGGGGTTTTGGTTCAGTTTTGTAAGCCACTGTAAAACAACGTAAATTAAGAGCTTTCGCTTTTGCTGGTTCGAACTTCCGCGCACTGTGCAGGCGGGGCTGGGAGCGAACTTTTCCAATCCCTTACTCCCAAACTCCGGAAACGATGCTCTGCTCCAGCGATCAAGGTGTTCAATTTCCGATTGATTATTCTGGCCATTTCAGCCAATACTTTGCACTGGGAGGAATGCTCATGAAAGCGCTTTCGGCACGAGAGGCCAAGTATAACTTTGGCCGGATGATTGACCTCGCCCGCTCGCAGCCCCTGGTGGTTGAAAAACACGGCCGCCCGGTGGTGGTTGTCATGGCGGTTGAAGAATTTGAGAAAATGACGGGCGAGCGTATCACCCCGTCGCAATTTGAGGATAAAGATTGATGGCCACGCCAAACAACGCCCCGCTGGGGTTCGAGGCCGATCTGTTCAAGGCCGCCGACAAGCTGCGCGGCAATATGGAGCCATCAGACTATAAACATATCGCGCTTGGCCTGATCTTCCTCAAACACATCTCCGACAGTTTCGAGGCCAAGCACGCCGATCTGAGCGCCGAATACCCCGAAGGCGCGGAGGATCCCGACGAATACCATGCCGAAAACATCTTCTGGGTGCCCAAACAGGCGCGCTGGTCGCATCTGCAAGCCAGCGCCCGCCAGCCCGACATCGGCAAGATCATCGATGACGCCATGCTGGAAATCGAAAAGGTCAATCCCTCGCTCAAGGGCGTTTTGCCCAAGGAATACGCCCGCCCCGCGCTGTCGGCCATTATGCTGGGAGAGCTGATCGATCTGATTGCCAATATCAAGCTGGACAACGACAAATCCCGCGACGTGCTGGGGCGGGTTTATGAATATTTCCTCGGCCAGTTTGCCGGCTCCGAGGGCAAGCGCGGCGGCGAGTTTTACACCCCGCGTTCCGTGGTCAAAACCATGGTCGAGATGCTGCAACCCTACCGGGGCCGCGTTTATGACCCCTGCTGCGGCTCGGGCGGCATGTTTGTGCAGTCCGAACGTTTTGTCGAAACCCACGAGGGCCGCGTCGGCGATATCGCCATTTACGGGCAGGAGAGCAACCACACCACATGGCGGCTGTGCCGGATGAACCTTGCGGTGCGCGGCATTGATGCGGAAATCAAATGGAACGCCGAGGGCAGCTTTCACAAGGACGAACTGCCCGACCTGCGTGCCGATTACACCCTTGCCAACCCGCCGTTCAACATTTCCGACTGGGGCGGCGAGCGCCTGCGCGACGATGTGCGCTGGAAATACGGGGTGCCGCCTGCGGGCAACGCCAACTTTGGCTGGCTGCAACATATCCTGCATCACCTTGCCCCCACCGGCACGGCGGGTGTGGTGCTGGCCAATGGCTCCATGTCCTCGACCCAGTCGGGCGAGGGAGAGATCCGCAAGGCAATGATTGAAGGCGAGGTGATCGACTGCATGATCGCCCTGCCGGGGCAGCTATTCTATTCCACGCAAATTCCGGTCTGCCTGTGGTTTCTGGCGAAGGACAAATCAAACGGCGTGGCGCGGGATAAAACCTTGCGCGACCGGCGCGGCGAGATATTGTTTATCGACGCCCGCAAGCTCGGCCATATGGTGGGCCGCACGCGGCGCGAGTTTACCGATGCCGACATCGCGCAGATCGCCGATACCTATCATAATTGGCGCGAGGGCGAGGGATACGCGGATGTGGCGGGTTTTTGCAAATCCGCTAGCATCGAGGAAATCCGGTCCCACGGCCACGTCCTGACCCCGGGCCGCTATGTTGGGGCAGAGGCGGCAGAGGAGGACGAGACGCCCTTTGCCGAGCGCTTTGCGGGTTTGCAGGAGGTGCTTGAAGGGCAGTTCGCTGAAGCCGAGGTGCTGACGGCGACGATCCGGGCGCGGTTGGCGGGGGTTGGGCTGTGAGTGAGGGGCGAAGCAGGTGTTCCCTTGGCGATCTGTTTGAGATCGAAAATGGCTTTGCGTTCAAGAGCGCCGACTTTCAAGCCGCTGGTGTCCCCGTCATCAAGATAAAGAACATCAAGGCGAACCACTTCGCAGAAGGCGAACATTCGTTCGTTTCATCTCGCTTCACAAAAAAAAGACCCAACAAAGTTGCAAGGCGCGGCGACTTGTTGATTTCAATGTCGGGCAACCGTCATGATGGATCGCCTGAAACATGGGTTGGTAAAGTTGCACCCTTCAACCATGTTGGAACCTTCTTGATAAACCAGCGCGTCGGAGCGTTGCGTCCCAAGCCCCACGCTGCTTTGAGCACCAGATACTTTGGATACTTGCTTTCCTCTTGGTCGTTTCAAGAGCACTTCATTGCTGTTGCAACCAGTTCTGGCGGACAGGCAAATCTGTCTCCAAGCCAAATTCTAGCGGTGCCTGTTGAGTATCCAACCCTCCCCGAACAACGCGCCATTGCTGCCACCCTCGGGGCGCTGGATGACAAGATCGCGCTGAACCGGCGGATGAATGAAACGCTGGAGGGGCTGGCGCGGGCCTTGTTCAAGGACTGGTTCGTCGATTTCGGCCCCACCCGCGCCAAAGCCAGCGGCACCAAACCCTACCTCCCCCCCGAAATCCGGCCCCTCTTCCCCGACCGGCCGGATGACAAGGGCGTGCCCGATGGGTGGGAGGTTTCCGAGATTGGCAAGGAAGCAAAGGTCGTTGGCGGATCAACGCCAAGCACCAAGGAACCGCGCTTTTGGGGTGGTGGTATTCACTGGACCACGCCCAAGGATTTGTCGGCCCTGAAATCTCCGGTTCTGTTTGAAACCAACCGCACGATCACCGAGGCGGGGTTGGAGAGGATCAGTTCGGGCTTATTGCCTGTCCGAACGGTGCTTTTGTCGTCGCGCGCGCCCATTGGTTATATCGCAATTGCGGCAGTTCCTGTTGCGGTGAACCAAGGCTATATTGCCTTGCGCTGTGAGGGGCGGCTGTCCAATGTTTACGTCTGGCTTTGGCTGCATGAAAACATGGAAGCGATCAAGGGCAACGCCAACGGCTCGACCTTTCAGGAAATCAGCAAGAAGAATTTCCGCCCATTGCCGGTTGTTGTGCCGTCGGAGGGCATAATGGATGCTTTCAATAAAATGGTGTTGCCGCTGTATGAACGCATAGAGAAAAACGAACTCGAATCCCGCACCCTCGCCCAAACCCGCGACCTGCTGCTGCCAAAACTCATGTCCGGCGCGCTGCGGGTGGGCGCGGCGGAAAAAATCGTGGCGGGGGTATTGTGATGGAAAACACCTACAACATCTATTGCGACGAAAGCTGCCATCTGGAAAATGACAATATCCCCGTTATGGTTCTGGGCGGTGTCTATTGCCGCGCGGGCGAGGTGCGGCGCATTGCGCGGGCGCTACGGGGCCTCAAGGCCGAGCACGGGCTTGCGCCGGATTTCGAGGTGAAATGGACCAAGATTTCCGGCGGGAAAATAGACTTTTACCGCGCCGTGCTGGACCTGTTTTTACAAGACGAGGCCCTGCGTTTTCGCGGCGTGCTGATCCCTGACAAGGGCGCGCTGAACCACGGGCGGTTTGGCCAGAACCACGACCAATGGTATTACAAAATGTATTATACCCTGCTGCGCTATGTGTTCACCGCCCCGAACCGCTATCGGGTTTATCTTGACATCAAGGATACGCGCGGCGGGCATAAAACGCGGAATTTGCACGAGGTGCTGGCAAACAGCCTGCATGATTTCGACCACGAAACGGTGGTGCGGGTGCAGCAGGTGCGCTCGCATGAAAGCGCGCTGCTTCAACTTGCGGACCTGCTGATCGGGGCCATTGCCTATGAAAACCGCGGGCTGGAAGGCAGCAAGGCCAAGCTGGCACTGATTGCCGATCTGAAGGCGTCCCTCGGGCAAAATGCTTTGTCGCAGACATCCGCGTTCCAGAACCGGAAATGCAACCTGTTGCGCTGGCAGGCCAACGAGGTGCGCCCATGACGCCGCCGCGCCTTATAACATTGAACGATCACGGAAACGTCTGGGAAGAATATGAAACCGCGCTTTACGAGGTTTTCGAGCGCGACATCATACGGCACGATCTCAAGTTCCGTGATGTTCCGGTAAATGCGCGCCGAAAGCCGGAGCATGAACGGAAGTGGGCCTGCTTTTGGCATATGATTTCGGAAGGCCATGTTGAAGACGACCGCTTGCCCGACATGCGCAGATGCGAACGGCTATCGCAGGTGCGCTGGATCATCGAGAATGCGGATGCGGCTGACGCCATTGATATATGGGAGCAGACCCGAGAACGGGAGAAGAACCGGGTGCTGTGGTATGAAGAGTATTATCTTGTCGTGCTTGCCCAGCGTTCCGGCTATTACCTGCTGAAAACGGCTTTCTGCACAGATCGTGATCACCGCGTCCGCAAGTTCAGAAAAGAGAGGGATGCATATTATGCCACCCGTCGTTAAAAAAGCTAAGGCCGCGCTGAATTACCAGAGCGACCTCGAAAACTCTTTCTACACATGGCAGATGAGCTGTGATGAATATGTACACAAAAAATGTGAATGTCAAGTTAATGCAGCCAGCAAAGCGCGGGCAAGGTGTCGCATATTGTTACCGGAATTAATTTCTACTTGGGTAAGATCATGAGTTTCCTTTCAGAAAACGGTTTCGAGAAAATTCTGCTGGAGCAGTTCGGCACGCTTGGCTATGCCAACCAGCCGGACAGTGTAATTGGCCACAATGGGAGCGAAGCCGAAGCGATTGTGGAGGAATTAAACTAATGTTTTGCCCAAACGGACATTGTCTATGCAGGACCCTGCAAAATCTTTCTATTAAAACGTGGAATGATTTGCAGGATGCAGAGCAATATAACTCTCCGATGTATGAGGAAACGATAACGCAAAACCTGTCACTTGAATTAAACAGGCAGCATGCGAGCCAAACAAAGGTGCACATGTTCAAAAAACATCAGGAAACATTGAATGGTTCTGACTGGATTTGGTTGTTTTATGACAGAACCAAACGGCTCGAATTTCGGGTGATCGTGCAGGCAAAAAGGCTATACCCATCCGGTAGATATGACGCTTTCAAAATTGGGCAACCTGATAAGATGTTAAGGTACGCCCAAACTGTGAATGCTGTTCCGGTGTACGCCCTATACAATTATCCGAAAGTGCGGCGGTCAATTTACCCGCCACAAAGGCCTAACTGGATGAGATCGATTAGAGGGTTGGACCATGCTAGAGATTACGGGGTTAGTCTGGTTCACGCAAAACTGGTTAATGCCTTAGGAAAAGACGGGAAAAATGCCCGCAAAATGCTGGAGCATGCCATTCCATGGTGGTTACCAACCTGCAATTGCGGATTGTTGAAAATGCCTAATAATTCTAATTCGCTAAAGCAGTTTGTCGGAAATTTTATGTTGCTTTTGAGTTATTTTGAGAGGTTTGCAGATTCCCAAGAATTAACGGAAATGTCACGGGCCACCAGTTCATGGTTGAGTGGTGACGATGAATCAACGGACGGCTTGGAACAAGAGTTTTTGAACGCCGATGTGATTGAAGAGACAAGAGGCGATGAAGTCGGATTTCGCCCTAGTTTTATCATGGCGACTGAGGTGAGTAATAGAGAATGAGTGATTATGGCCACAAAGAAAAGCGACCATCTGTGATTTTGAACCTGTTTTGGAAATGGGGGATGGCATGAGCTTTCTATCCGAAGACGACATCGAAAAAATCCTGCTGGAGCAATTCGCCGAGCTTGGCTATGCCAACCTGCCCGACAGCGTGATTGGCCCCGATGGCAGCGCACCCGAGCGGGCCTCCTATAGGGATGTAATCCTGCGCGGGCGGCTCATGGATGCCGTGGCGCGGCTCAACCCCGATATTCCGGCGGAAACCCGCGAGGATGCGATCAAGCGCATCATCGGCGATGAGAGCCCGCACCTGGTCGAAGAAAACCGCCGGTTGCACCGCGCTATGGTGGAGGGGCTGGATGTGGAATTCCACGCCCCCGACGGCACCATTCGCGGCGACAAGCTGTGGCTGGTGGATTTTGACGACCCCGCGGGTAACGACTGGCTGGTGGTTGACCAGCTGGTGGTGATCGAGGCCGGCCACAACCGCCGCCCCGATGTTGTGGTCTTTGTTAACGGGTTGCCCTTGGCGGTGATCGAGCTGAAAAACCCCGGCACCGAGGCGGCCAATCTGCACGCGGCCTATAACCAGTTGCAGACCTACAAGGACGAAATCCCCTCACTGTTTCGCCCCAATGCGCTGTTGGTGACGTCTGACGGTATGCTCGCCCGTGTCGGCAGCCTGACCGCCAACGAGGAACGCTTCATGCCGTGGCGCACCACCGACGGGCGCGACGTGGCCCCCAAGGGCAGCCCCGAAATGGAGGTGCTGATCGAGGGTGTGTTTGAAAAGCGCCGCTTCCTGCGATTGCTGCGCGATTTCACCGTGTTTGGCGATGCGGGTGACGGGATATTCAAGATCATCGCCGGATACCACCAGTTCCACGCGGTGCTTAAAGCGGTGGAAAGCACGGTGCGGGCGACCTCGGTTACGGGGGATCGCAAGGCGGGGGTGATCTGGCACACGCAAGGGTCGGGCAAAAGCCTGTTGATGGCGTTTTTCGCGGGGCAACTGGTGCGCCGTGGCGAGCTGGAAAACCCGACGCTGGTTATCCTGACCGACCGCAACGATCTGGACGACCAGCTGTTTGCGACCTTCTCCATGTGCCGTGATCTGATCCGGCAAACGCCGGTGCAGGCGCAGGATCGCGATGATTTGCAAAAGGTGCTGAACCGGAGCTCGGGCGGGGTGATTTTCACCACCATCCAGAAGTTTTCCGACGCCAAAATGACCGACCGGCGCAATGTGGTTGTGATCGCGGATGAGGCGCACCGCAGTCAGTATGGCTTCAAGGCCAAGGTGGATAAAAAGACCGGCGAGATCACCTATGGGTTTGCGAAATACCTGCGCGATGCTTTGCCCAATGCCTCGTTCATCGGTTTTACCGGCACCCCGATAGAGGCCGGTGATGTGAACACCCCCGCCGTGTTTGGTGAATATATCGACGTTTACGACATCACCCGCGCGGTCGAGGATGGCGCAACCGTTCCGATCTATTACGAAAGCCGGATGGCGCGCATTGAGCTGCCCGAGGAGGAGCGCCCCCGCATAGATGCCGAGATCGAGGCGCTGACCGAAGACGAGACCCTGACCGAGCAGGAAAAGCTGAAGCAGAAATGGTCCACCGTCGAGGCGCTGGTGGGGGCCGAGAAGCGGGTGAAAATGGTGGCGGCGGATATTGTCGACCATTTCGAGCACCGCATTGCGGCGCTGGATGGCAAGGCCATGTTGGTGTGCATGAGCCGGCGCATTTGTGTGGGGCTTTATGACCAGATCATCGCGCTGCGCCATGATTGGCACTCGGACGATGACAATGAAGGCGTGGTCAAGATTGTCATGACCGGCTCGGCCTCGGACCCCAAGGCATGGCAGGCCCATGTGGGCAACAAGGCGCGCCGTGACCTGTTGGCCAAGCGCGCGCGTGATCCCGATGATCCGCTGAAGCTGGTGATCGTGCGTGATATGTGGCTGACAGGGTTTGATGCGCCCTCGATGCACACAATGTATGTGGACAAGCCGATGAAGGGCCACGGGTTGATGCAGGCGATTGCCCGCGTCAACCGTGTGTTTCGCGACAAACCCGCCGGGCTGGTGGTCGATTATATCGGCATTGCCCAGAACCTGAAAAACGCCCTTGGCCAGTATTCCGCCAACGACCGCAGGCAAGCGGGCATTGACGAGGCCGAGGCGGTGGCCGAAATGCTGAAACGCTTTGGCATCGTCAAGGATATGATCCACGGCTTCGACTATGCCCCCGCACTGGGCGGCACCCCGAAACAGCGGTTGGCGATTATGGCGGGCGCGCTGGACTGGATTTTGGCAGCGCAACACAAGGCTTCCGAGAGGGAAAGCTCGGATGAGGCCAAAAAGAAGGCACACCGCCGATATCAGGATGCCGTGCTGGCGCTTTCCAAGGCCTATTCATTGGCAGCAGCCAGTGACGAGGCCCGCGAAATTCGTGATGAGGTCGGGTTTTTCCAGACCATCCGCGCGGCACTTGTCAAATCATCGCAAGCCGCTGATGGCACAACTGCGGACAAGCGGCTGGCGGTGCAGCAAATCATTGACAGTTCTGTTGTCTCGACCGAGATCGTCGATATCCTGTCGGCGGCAGGCATGAAATCTCCCGATATCTCCATTCTGTCAGACGAGTTTCTCGCAGAAATCCAGCAGATGGAAACAAAGAATCTGGCGCTGGAGGCTTTGAAAAAGCTGCTGAACGATGAAATCTCCTCGCGCAGCCAGTCAAATATCGTAGAAAGCAAACAATTCTCGGACCGGCTCGCTGAAGCGGTTGCACGCTATCACACCAACGCCATCAGCACGGTCGAGGTTTTGCAGGAACTGATCAACCTTGCCCGCGACATCCGCGAGGCCAGAAGGCGCGGCGATGAAGAAGGCCTGACCGCCGACGAGATCGCGTTTTACGATGCGCTTGCCCAGAACGAAAGCGCCGTCGACGTGATGGGCAATGACTCGCTAAAAATCATTGCCCATGAATTACTGGAGGGGCTAAAAACCAACATTACTGTCGATTGGTCCCGCCGCGATTCAGCCCGCGCCCGGATGCGGGTTCTGGTGAAACGCATCCTGCGCCGCCATGGCTTCCCGCCTGATTTGCAGGACGCCGCTATTCAGACAGTTCTGCAGCAAGCCGAGGCTTTGTCGGAGCAGTGGGCGATTTAAAGTGGCTTTTTTGCCCGTCCCACGCCACCGGAAAAGGTTCCAGCAGGGTTGCCAGAGTCATCTCCGGCGGCTGTCGTCCCGCAAGAATCATCTCGACAATCTCTGGCGCCAACAATGTTAGCCGCAGGACGCGGGTCATGTAGGTCAGCGCGAGGTTTTCGTGTTTGGCCAGCTCGGTGATGGTGGTGAACTGGCCACTTTCGAGCATTTTCTTCCAGCGGAAGGCGCGGGCGAGCGCCTTGACGAGGGTGCTGTCGACACGAAGCTTCTCGATGGCCGCTGGGGTGCCAGTCGGTGTAATGATCTGTTTCCGGCCGCCGTATTTGCGGATACTGAAGGGGACATGCACCGTGACAGTGTCGGCAGTTTTACTCATGCCGCAGCCTCCTGCATTTCCCGCACCAGCCCCGAAAGACCGTCTATGCGCAGACGGACATCAAGCCCGCTCGTGCCAATATCAACCCGCTCCACCAGTAACTGCACGATACGGGCCTGCTCGGCGGGGAAAAGTTCGTCCCAGAGCGGATCAAAATGCATCAACGCCTCACGGGCTTTGGCCTCGGTTATGTCGGCGTTATGAGGTTTTGCGGCCTTCCATGTGCCGATGATGATCTCCGGTTGGCGAAACACCGCCCGCAGCTGGTCAATCACCGCCGCCTCGATTTCACCTGCGGGCACGCGACCCACCGGACAGGTTCCTGCGCCATGTTTCAGCACGGTTTGGCTGACGTAGTAGCGGTAAAGCCGGTCCTTCTTGCGGGTGTGGCTGGGGGAAAACGCCGCCCCGTCCGGCCCGAACAGCAAGCCCCCTAGCAAGGCCGGTGTTTGCGCGCGGGTGTGGCTGGCGCGTTTGCGGGGGCTTTCCTGCAGAATGGCATGCACCTTGTCCCAGAGTTTGCGCGTAATGATCCCCTTGTGCTGGCCGGGGTAGGACTGGCCCTTGTGGACCGCCTCGCCGATATAAACGCGGTTGTTCAACAGGCGGTAGATATAATTCTTGGTGACCGGCCTGCCCTGTTTGGTGGTGACGCCGCCCGTCCGCAATTCCCGCGCCAGCACCGTGGCCGAACCGATTTCGGCAAAGCGTTCAAACACCAGCCGCACGGTTTTGGCCTCGGCGTTGTTGATCTCCAGCTTGCGGTCATTCACATCGTAGCCCAAGGGCACAGTGCCGCCCATCCACATGCCCTTTTTGCGAGAGGCGGCGATCTTGTCGCGGATGCGCTCGCCGGTGACCTCGCGCTCGAACTGGGCGAAGGATAGCAGAATGTTCAGGGTCAGCCGGCCCATCGATGTGGTGGTGTTGAACGATTGCGTCACGGACACGAAAGTCACGTTGTTCCGGTCAAACACCTCGACCAGCTTGGAAAAATCCATCAGCGAGCGTGACAGTCGATCGATTTTGTAGACCACCACCACGTCGATCAACCCTTCCTCGATATCGGCGAGCAGCAGTTTCAGGCCGGGCCGCTCCAGTGTGCCGCCCGATACCCCGCCGTCATCGTAATGCTCGCGGATCAGGGCCCAGCCCTCGGAGCGCTGGCTGGCGATATAGGCCTCGCAGGCCTCCCGCTGGGCGTGGAGCGAGTTGAACTCCTGCTCCAGCCCTTCCTCGGATGATTTTCGGGTGTAAACCGCGCAGCGCAGCTTGCGCTTGATGTCCTTGCTCATGCTGTCCCCCGCCGTGATTTCAGGCCAAAGAAGATCCAGCCGTTCCAGCGGGTGCCGGTAATGGCCCGCGCTACGGCCGAGAGCGAACGGTAGGGTTGCCCCTGCCATTCGTAGCCGTCGGCCAGAACCGTCACCACATGTTCCACCCCCTGCCATTCGCGGATCAGCTTGGTGCCCGTGATCGGCTTCAGATCGGCGCGAATACGGCGGAGCGTAATGTTGCCGCCATCGAGCTGCTCACCAAGGTTTTCCAGCCGCTTCACGGTCTCCGGTTTCAACCCGCCATAGGCGAGTTCCTGAATGCGGTAGGCCAGACGGCTTTCCAGATACCGCCGGTTGAACGCGGGCGGCTCCGTTTCGAACAATTCACGCCATTGCGCCTTCAGTTTCGGCGTCGGCGTGGATTTGAGCGCGGCAAGGCGTGCGGGGATGGGGTCGGGTTTTGTCATGTGGGTCTCCGTCTCAAGGTTTCCGCAGTACCGCTCTGCTCGGGTGAGTTGTGAAGTCGAAATTCTCCAGTATTGCCAGATAGTTCGCCATTCTCCCGCATTCGCAGCCGAATGAGGCCCCGTGCCAACAATGCGCAAAGTTCGGCGCGCCGTTCAGTTGGCGACATCTGGTAGGGTGACTGGGTGTTGGGGCGTTTCATGCGGAGGCCTTGAAAAACTGTGTCTCTTAAGCCTCTACTCTCCCGTTTTGTTTTTTGTCCCACTTGCTACTCGCAACGGTTGATCGAATCATCACCGGAACATATGAAGAACGTGGAGAATTCATAACAAAGGAATCATAATGGCAGGCAATTTGAAAAAGTTTGTAAATCCGCGTTTTATCAAGACGATTGATTTGGAGTATATGCGGCGGTTGATGGCGCGACACGAAGGCCAGTTTATCGGGTTTTCACTGGATGTTTTTGAACAGGACGAGGAAGAAACCCGCCAGGCGATCTCCGATCTTTTGGCCGGGTCTGAAACAAAATATCCGGAAGGTCTGCGCAGTGATCTGCACCGGATCGCCGAACTGGGCAATGCAAAGGGGCTGGAAATTATTCAGACCCAGGCAGACCGGCAGGGCCTCAACCTGTTCCCTGACACCAAAACCGGCGATGATGGTGCGCCCGACAGACGCCATGACCCAAAACATCTGGCGCTACGTGTGTTTCTGGAGCATCCAGACCTGTTTGATGTAGCCGCCGATTATCTGGCGATGATGACGGCCGATCGCCTGTCGGAATTCGCCGGTCGTAAGCGTGGTATTCCCGTTGATATGACCGCTGAAAAGGTGAAGGCGCTCCGGACGCGGGTGGCCGAATTATTCAAGGAATCCTTTTTGGGCGATTTCTGCCGCATTGGCGATTATGTGGACGGGGACGAGACGAATTTCGTCGTCAGCCACGGCACGATGGTGTCGACCATACCGGTTGTGGAGGGACAGCAGGAAAAGGTCATCAGCCTGCGCGGTGTAACTCAGGCCATTCTGCGCTATTCCGAAAACACCGGCATTCTGAGATTAGCCCGAATAAAGGTGGGGCATCAAAAGGACATCGCCGAAGCATTTGCCGACATTGTGCTGGATGAACCGGGCATGTTCGCCAGCGATGATGCGCAGGAGCTTTATTCGCTTGAGGTGGTGGAAACGGCCGGTGCCGGTTTTGCGATTGACCACCAATATGATCCGGCCATTGAAAAGGTGCTGATCATCGAAGCGGCGGCTGACCTGATGGTGCCGGGCAAGGACGGGTATCCAAAAGTGGCCCGCACCCTGCGCTCGCGCGATCTCACAGGCAAGGCGCTGGCGCATTTCAGCGAAACGCCGGTCGGCTTTGGCGGCTCCTGGGTGCTGGGCGAGATGGTGATGCGGGTGTTTTTCAAGGGAGAAGGCACGCGCAAGCCGCAGGTCACGGTGAAAATCCGCCCGCCAAGCGTGGTGCAGTTCCGGCGAACGCAACACGAAGCCCGGGTAATGGAGCTGATTGAACGAAACGGCATGACACAGGACCGCGATGATTACGACGTTATTGAAGCTGCTGAATGACTCCGGTGACGCCGCGGTGCTGTCCGGCTCTGTCGCCCGCCCGTATTTCGGGACGGTATTCGATCGCCTGCTGAAAGCACGCATTCTTGTGGAGCAGGCCCCGCTGGAGGAATGGGACCTATGCAACGGGTGCGAATGTGGCCTGCTTGCCCGTCCGGTCCGATCGGAGGGGGACAGGTTTCGGGCCGCCTGCCCGCTGGACGCCAGGCGGGATGTTATTGTTGAACAGGACGATCTGCGAGGTTTTGAAATCGGCGTTGCAGTTCTGATGGAGGAGATCGCCAAGGCTGCGGGCTTTGATCAGCCTCCGGTCGAAATCATCAAGGGCGTGTGGTATTTGGGCGATACGCTATCCGCGCGCGGCATTTATTACGGCCTGAACCTTGCATCGCTTGATCGCAGCAGCCTGATTGCCATCATTTGCCAGTCAAACAAGACCGGACGAGCGACCATAATTACGCAGAATGCCTCGCCAGCAGCAAAGCAGTGGCTGCAAGAGGCCGGTATTGATCATGTAAAAGCCGAGGATGTTTTTAAACCCGCTGAAAACCGGCCGGGTTTTGTATTTGATCATCACGCGCTTGACGCCGCAACTGGAACTCCGGAACTGGTTGTCCGGACCAAAGCCGCGCAAATTGAATGGCAAGGCCGCTCAGCCACATTTTCGCACCAGATATTTCCGGTGTTCCAGAGACTTCTGGAAAAAGCCGGCTCCCGCGATGCTATCGCTTCCGGTCCGTTTCTGGAGGATACCTCGGGGCGCGAGGCAAAAGACCTGATCAGGGAGCTTCGGGACCAGATGAAAACGGCGGGATTTTCGGATGCCCAAAGCAAATCACTGATCAAAACGGCCAGAAACCGTGGATATTTTCTGGGGGTTGATGCGGAAAACATTTCGGTGATCGGCTGAGGTCGCGCTTGATACTATCAGTGGGCATAATACGCACCCCAACCAATAGATGACAAATCCATCCGCGCCGGGTAGCCTGGCCCGCATGGCAGGTGAAACTTGGACAGACGCAGAAAACGACACGATCATTGCGGACTATTTCGCGATGCTTGCCGATGATCTTGCCGGAAAACCTTACAATAAAGCGCAGCACAATCGCGACCTGCAAGCTGCTATCGGGCGCAGCCGTGGCTCGATAGAGTGGAAACACCAGAACATCAGCGCGATCCTGATCGGGCTGGGCGAGACATGGATCACCGGCTACAAACCGGCCTTCAACTTCCAGACACCCCTGGTGGATGCCGTTGCACGGTGGCTGGCAAACAATGCGGCGTGGGTTTCAAGAGCACCCCGGGCTACGGAAACCGGCCATCTCAGGGAAGCCGCCGCGCTATGGGTTGGTCCTCCGCCCACCATGCGCAATGCGCCGCCACCCGAAGAACTGGACCAAATGCTGGGGATTGCCCGAAAATTCGATGTGGCCGCGCGCGATGAGCGGAACCGCATCCTTGGCCGCGCCGGCGAAGAACGCGTGCTGGCCCATGAGCGTTCCAGTCTGATCACGTCAGGACGACCGGATCTGGCGGAGCGCGTTCGCTGGGTTTCCGAGGAGGACGGTGACGGGGCGGGATACGATATTGCGAGTTTTTCACCCGAAGGTCAAAATCGCCTGATCGAGGTGAAAACCACAAACGGCTGGGAGCGCACGCCGTTCCATATTTCCAGAAACGAACTTGCCGTTGCGGAAGCGGAGCGCGCCGACTGGTGCCTGCTGCGGGTCTGGAATTTCGCCCGCGACCCCAAGGCTTTCGAGATTCGCCCGCCGCTTGACGCGCATGTCACCCTGACGCCGACAAGCTTCCAGGCGAGCTTTCATTAGCGGCTACTTTCTGGTTCCGGCGCCTGTTTGAGGCTGGAGACAGCGAATATCAGGCCGTTTTGCCCACTAAACCCCCACAAACTTCCCACCACAATCCCACCTGCAAGGCGCTGCAATTCGCGATGCTGCGGTCATCAACAATCGATGACCAAGGACCAACGCGATGCAGATCAAACTCTCCCCCCACCATATCCAGACCATCCTTTCCGAGGCGCAGGCCGCCGCCAAACGCTTGCACCGGCGGCTTGGCCCGGCCAGCCCCGGACAGGACGATCTGTGTCAGGATCTGCTGATTGATCTTCTGCGCCGTCTACCGGCCTACAATCCGGAGCGCGGCAGTCTTGGGGCCTTTTCCGGACTCATTCTGCGCAACCAGGCCTCGCGCATCGCGATGCGGACTATGAAGGAGCGCCGCGCGCACGGTGGCACCATGCTATCGCTGGATGCGCCGCTTTCACAAGCCGACCCCCGCCCAATGAGCGAGGTTTTGTCCAATCAGGAAGGGCTTGGGGCCTGGCAGGGTCAGTGCGTTGATGCCCGCCTTGTGACAGAACACTCCATCGACACAGGGCGTGTCCTTGGCCGCTTGTCGCCCAAGGATCGCGCCATCTGCGCCGGTCTGGCCCACAGCTCCGTGGCGACGCTTGCTCGGCGCGGGTTTGGCAGTCGCTCCGCCCTTTACCGCCGGATTTCCGATCTCCGTTTTGCGCTCGCCTTGCACGGCCTGGGCCCGACTTGGGACGAAACCGGCCGCGCGTGAGTAGGAGCATTAGAGGAGACAATTTCATGAAACACACCCCGATACATGCCGCCCAGCCGAACCGGCCTCTCACCGAAATAGAGTTTTGCGCCTGGGTGGCGCAGGCCTTGCCTGGCGATCGGCTGGAATACCATCGCGGCTTTCTGGTGCTCGATACCTTCCCGCTGTTCTCCCGCCTTGACGACAAGGAACGCGACGCGCTGCGCAAGCTGGCAAACCGCACATTCCACGCGGCCGAGCAAGGCCTCGTGCATCTGGTGCAGGAGCGCGTCGGGCCGGATTGCTTTGCCTATATCGCCGTTGCCCGTCCCAAACCCAAATCCGCACCGGTCTCGCTGTCGGCCCTTCTTCTTGAAGATGAGGCCGCCTGATGCCCGCTTTCCAATCCCTTTTCACCCATGATGGAGACCCTTTCATGCCCTTCCCCGAAAACGCCCCCCGCGTTGATGATCTGACATCAATGCCGCCACAGGACATCGCCGCCCTGCCGGTTGAAATGCTGGCCATCCTCCAGCGTGAAATCGACGAGGCCGCCAAGCGGAACAAAACCGCCAAGACCCGCCTCGATGGCGCGCTGACCATTCGCTATGCGACCCGCGCCGATGAAATCCGGCAGGCGGGCGGCAAGGATACCGGCACTGTCCGCTTTGACGACGGGGATTTCACCGTTGTGGCCGACCAGCCCAAGCGGGTTGTCTGGGATCAAGGCAAGCTGGCCGAAATGGTCGAGCGTATCCGTGCGGCGGGCGACGATCCGGCGGAATATGTCGACATTTCCTTCAAGGTTCCCGAGCGCAAATACAGCGCCTGGCCCGAAGGCATCCGCAAGGGGTTCGAGCCCGCCCGCACCGTGCGCCCCGGCAGCCTCAAGATCGCGCTTGTCAGTCAGGAGGCGGATCAATGAGCCTTCCCATCATCAGCGCCGACCAGCGTTTGGCGGAACAGCGCGGCATCAAGGGCTGCATCTTCGGGAAATCCGGAATTGGGAAAACCAGCCTGCTCTGGACACTCGACCCCGCCACAACCCTGTTCATGGATCTCGAGGCCGGTGATCTCGCCATCGAGGGTTGGCAGGGAGACACGATCCGGCCGCGCACCTGGGCCGAGTGTCGGGATTTCGCGGTGTTCATCGGTGGGCCGAACCCCGCGTTGCGTGATGACCAACCCTATGGTCCGGCGCATTATGCGGCCGTCTGCGAGCAGTTCGGCGATCCGGCGGCACTGGATCGCTACGAGACCATCTTCATCGACTCGATCACTGTGGCCGGACGGCTGTGTTTCGGGTGGTGCAAGGGCCAGCCTGAGGCATTCTCGGAAAAAACCGGCAAGCCGGATGTGCGCGGGGCTTACGGGTTGCATGGCCGCGAGATGATCGGTTGGCTCACGCATCTTCAGCATACACGGGCAAAGAACGTCTGGTTTGTCGGCATCCTCGACGAGAAGCTGGACGATTTCAATCGCAAGGTGTTCTCGGCCCAGATCGACGGTTCCAAGACTGGCCTCGAGCTGCCGGGCATTGTGGACGAGGTCATTACCATGGCCGAACTCGCGGGCGATGACGGTGAGCCCTCGCAGGGCACGCTGCCCTATCGCGCCTTCGTTTGTCAGACGATCAACCCGTGGGGCTTTCCGGCCAAGGATCGCTCGGGCCGCCTCGCGCAGGTCGAGGAGCCGCATCTCGGCCGTCTGATGGACAAGATCAGAACCCCCGGCGTGCCCGCGATTGACCGGCTGACCTACACCAAATCCCCTGAACCGGCCGCTGTGGCTGATCAAACCACATCCCCTAACTGAACGAAAAGGAGGGTCCCGACATGGGTTCCTGGAATGATTTCAACGACGCAAAGACCAACATCAACCTGATCCCCAAGGGCACGCTGGTCAAGGTGCGCCTGACCATCCGCCCCGGCGGGTTTGATGACCCATCACAAGGCTGGACCGGCGGCTATGCCACACGCGGCTCCACCGGCGCGGTCTATCTCAATGGTGAATTCACCGTGACCGAGGGCGAATACGCGCGGCGCAAGATATTCACCCTGATCGGGCTTTACAGCCCCAAAGGTCCGGACTGGACCAATATGGGGCGCAGCTTTGTGCGCGGCATGCTCAACTCGGCGCGCGGAATTTCCGACAAGGACATGTCGCCCGAGGCCCAGGCGGTGCGGCGGATTGGCGGTTTTGCCGATCTCGACGGGATCGAATTCGTCGCCCGTATCGATGTGGGCACCGATGCAAACGGGGATGACAAGAATGAGGTCCGCTCAGCGGTGACGCCGGATCACAAGGATTACGCGCAAATCATGGGCTCGCAGCCCTCGCAGGGCACCGTGCCACCGGCGCAGCCCCCGCTTTCACAGGGCCAGCAATCCCAAGGTTCGCAACCCCCGCAGACTTCTCAGGCACCGTCGGCCACCGGCCGTCCGTCCTGGGCGCAATAGGAGGGTCCGGCCATGTTGCTCCGCCCCCGCCAGAAACTCTTTGTCGAGCGCAGCCTTCGCGCGCTCGATGAACATGGCAATGCGCTCGGTGTCGCGCCGACCGGCTGCCACGCTCTGGGCACGCCGATCCTCATGCATGACGGCTCCCTCAAACCGGTGGAGGATATCGCCGTCGGGGATATTCTCATGGGCCCCGGCAGTGCGCCGCGTCGCGTACTGGAATTGCACCGTGGCCATGACCGGATGATCGAAATCCGTCCCATCAAGGGCGAGGCGTTCATCGTCAACCTCGGCCATATTCTGACCCTGGTGCGCACCAATGACGGCATGCCGGCCCGTTGCCGCAACAGGGACGGCGAGTTGGTGGATATCAGCGTGGCCGACTGGCTTGCCGCCTCGAACAGCTTTCGCCATTTGCACAAGTTGCTGCGCATGCCGGTGGATTTTGCGGAGCGGGAAGCACCGGAACTGGACCCGTATTTCCTCGGCCTGATCCTGGGCGATGGCAGTATTATTCGCAATGTATCGGTGACCACGCCGGATGTGGAAATCGTCGATGATCTCTACCGGTATGCGGCACATCTCGGCCTCAGGCTCAGATGCGAGCAGCTGCCCCATAACGAGGCCAACAGCTATTTCTTCGTCGATGACCGTGATCACCATAATGCCTTGATCGACCAGCTTCGCGGGCTTGGCCTGTTTGGCAAATCCTCGGGGCAGAAATTCATACCCGAGGAATACCGCCTTGGCTCCCGCGCGGTTCGTTTCGCCATTCTGGCCGGATTGCTGGATACGGACGGGCATCTGATGAACGGGCGTTGTTTCGAGTTTGTCAGCAAGTCGCGCCGCCTGGCGGAGGATGTGGTGTTCGTTGCCCGCAGCCTCGGGTTTCTGGCAACCTTGCGGGAAAAGGAAGTGAAGGGGCGGATTTACCTCCGGGTCCACATTTCCGGCGATCTCGATGAAATTCCCACGAGGGTGCTGCGTAAGCAAGCCCCGCCGCGCAAGCAGAAAAAGAACGTGCTGCGTTGCGGCTTCACCGCCCATCCGGTCGATGAGGGTGAATATTTCGGCTTTACCGTCGATGGCGACCACCGCTATTTGATGGGGGATTTCACCCTCACGCATAATTCCGGCAAGACGATCATGCTTTCGGCGGTAGCCGGAAACATGGTCGGCGACAGCGATGCCAAGGCCTGTGTGCTGGCGCATCGGGATGAATTGACCGAGCAGAACCGTGGCAAGTTCGCCCGCGTCAATCCTGGCCTGTCCACCTCGGTGGTCGATGCGCGGCAGAAATCCTGGGCCGGTCAGGTGACATTCGCCATGGTGCCGACGCTGACCCGCGCAGCAAATCTCGACGCGCTGCCCGCGCTTGACCTGCTGGTAATCGACGAGGCCCATCACGCGGCAGCCGACAGCTACCGGCGTATCATCGATCGTGCCTTGGATCGCAATCCCGACTGCCGGATATTCGGGGTCACGGCCACGCCGAACCGGGGCGACAAGAAGGGGCTGCGGCCAGTCTTCTCCAATGTTTCTGACCAGATCCGCATTGGCGAGCTGATCGCCGCTGGTCATCTGGTGTCGCCGCGCACCTTCGTTGTCGATGTTGGCGTGCAGGACGATCTGGGCCGCGTGCGCAAAACGGTGGCGGATTTCGACATGGGCGAGGTCGACGCCATCATGAACCGAGCCCCCGTCACCGATGCTGTAATTGAACATTGGCGCGAGAAGGCAGGGGATCGGCAAACCGTCGTCTTCTGCTCGACCGTCGATCATGCCCGCAATGTCGCCGAGGCGTTCAGCGCTGCGGGGGTAACAACCGGGCTCATTTATGGAGACATGGGCGAAGCCGAACGCAAGGCGGTTCTGGCAGAATATGGTGCGGGCAGGCTGAGGGTGGTGGTCAACGTCGCCGTCCTCACGGAAGGCTGGGACCATCCGCCAACTTCCTGCGTCGTGCTGCTGCGGCCCTCGTCCTACAAATCCACCATGATGCAGATGGTCGGGCGCGGGTTGCGCATTGTCAATCCGACGGAGCATCCAGGTGTCCTGAAAACAGACTGCATCGTGCTGGATTTTGGCACCTCGACCTTGCTGCACGGCTCGTTAGAGGCGGATGTCGATCTCGACGGGCACGAGGGGACCGGAGAGGCCCCGACCAAGGAATGCCCCGACTGCGAGGCCACTGTTCCGCTGGCGGTGATGGAATGCTCGCTTTGCGGCCATCTCTGGGAACGTGACGAGGCTGACGGCGCATCAGAGCTGTCTGAATTCGTCATGTCCGAGATCGACCTGCTGAAACGGTCCAGTTTCCGCTGGTGCGATCTGTTCGGTGATGACGCGGCCTTGATTGCCAACGGGTTTGTCGCCTGGGGCGGGGTGTTCTTTCTCAATGGCCGCTGGCACGGGATTGGCGGGCGGCAAAAGGAGCTGCCCAAATTGCTGGCCGTGGGGGAACGCACGGTTTGCCTCGCTGCTGCCGATGACTGGTTGAACACCTACGAGTCCGACGAGAGCGCCCACAAGACCCGGCGCTGGCTGACCCAGCCGCCGACGCAAAAGCAGCTGCAATATCTGCCTGCCGAGCACCGGCAGGATTTCGGGCTAACGCGGTATCAGGCCTCGGCGCTGCTGTCCTTCCGCTTCAACCGCAACGCCATCCGCGCGTTGGTGTTTGGTGCCGATAATTCGGCCAATGAAATCGGGAGGGTGGCATGAGACATGACCAACTTCCCAACAATAACAGACCGGCAACGTTTATGGCATCCGCGTGGCTCGCTCTGTGCGGTCTGCCGGCAACCCACCCGTGGTTTTGGTTGGCGAGATCCCCATCAGCGGAAACACTCCCGCTCTTATTTCTGGTTCTGCTCGATAGCCTGTCAGGCCTTCTGGGCGGCGCGAGCCCAGGCTTATTCAGGGTGGTATGCGGGCATGGTTGATCTCACTGAAGAAGAACGCGCTGCCATCACCGCCACCATGCGGCGCGTGGCCTTGCTGATGGAGGAAATCGGCTGGCAGACAAAGCTGGCCGATCTGACCGAGCCACAGGTCCGCGCCCTGATCGAGGAAGCCGTCGAGGGTTTCCGCGAGGCCATGGCCGACATTGCCAAGTCCCAATCGCAGGAGATTCCATTTTGACACTGGACTTCAACCACAGGCCGTCCATGGCTGAGCGCATCAATGATCTGGTCGATGCGGCGCTGATCAACGAGCGGGATGCAGAAATTCCCCGCACCTACCTTGGGGCATCGCGTCTCGGCATAGCCTGCGAACGGGCACTACAATTCGAATTCGTGCAAGCACCGAAAGACCAGGGCAGCGATTTCAGCGGTCAGGTTCTGCGGATCTTCGCCATTGGCCACATGCTAGAGGATCTGACCATTCGCTGGTTGCGCGCCACCGGTATTAATCTCGTCACGCAAAAAACCGATGGCGGCCAGTTCGGCTTCTCGGTCGCGGGCGGCCGAATTCGTGGCCACGTCGATGGCATCATTATGGGTGCTCCCGCTGCCCTTGGTTTTCGCACGCCCGCACTCTGGGAATGCAAGACCATGAACGCCAAGAACTGGCGCGCCTGCGCCAAGGACGGGGTTGCTATATCCAAGGCGGTCTATGCGGCCCAGATCGCGATTTATCAGGCCTATATGGAACCCAGCGTGCCGGGCATCAGCAACGCCCCGGCGCTATTCACCGCCATCAACAAGGACACGGCCGAAATTTATCACGAGATGGTCTCGTTCGATGCCGCGCTGGCGCAACGCATGTCGGACCGCGCGGTGCGGATTCTGCAGGCGACGGATGCGGGCGAGCTGTTGCCCCGCATCGCAAAAAAACGAGACTTTTTTGAATGCCGCTTCTGCTCATACGCCGACCGCTGCTGGAGGCAGGACCAATGACTGACAAGTCTGATGACTCCCCCGAGGATCCGAAAAACGGCCCTGTGCCGGACGAGGAAACAAAAAACTCCGATGCTGAAATTCTACATTTCAACCCATGGTGCGATTTCAACGACGCGGCGCCGCAGGTGGACGTGTTTGGCGATGAACCGGATCCCGTGCAGATCGCGCAATTCATGCAGGTCGTTTTCGGCTATTGCGAAGGCCTGATCCCGGTCCGCAGTTTCATCGACAAGGGACAGGGGATCGATGGACGGCCGCACAACATCTGGCTCGAGGCGAACGATGAGACACCCGGCAAGATGGCAACCTTTGCCAACTGGGCCTCGCGCGAAGGGGCTGCCGTCTATGTGATCCCCGGCACTGTGACCGAGGCTGGACAGGCCAAGGCGGCGGATGTGTTGCAAATGCAGGCGCTGGTCGTGGACCTCGACACCGGCGACATTGCCGCCAAACGCGCCCATCTGGAGACCCATCTCGGCTCCCCGACCCTGGTGGTGCAAAGTGGCGGCATTACCCCCGACGGGCAGCAGAAATGCCATGTCTGGTGGAAGCTGACCGAACCCGTCGAGGGCAGCGACGTGATCCGCGCCTGCCGCCTGCGCGGCGACATTGCGGCCAAGGTCGGCGGCGACATGCATTTCCGTTCGGCGCATCAGCCGATCCGCGTTGCCGGTAGCGTTTATTACAAGAACAACCTCAAGACTCTTGTGCAGATCCTCGAGATCAATCCCGCCATGGAGAGGGACCTCGATGAATTCGCCGAAGCGGTTCAGGACATGCCACCGGCGCCGGGAATATCACTTGAGCCAGGCTTTGTGCGTGAGGACAAACCGAAAGCCTCGGATGTTCTGACAACACCGGTGCGCGAGGGTGCGCAGGACGATTGGTCCCGCTTTGAAGGCGCCTCGGCCGCCATCGGTCACTTCATCCGCATGGTACATGAGGGCCGCCTCTCGAAGGACGCGGGCTGGGAAGGCATCTGCGGTTACAACGCCGCCATGTTGCGGCCGCAGTGGCCGGTCGAGCGCCTGCAGCGGGAGTCTGAACGTCTCTGGGTACGCCATGTGGAAAAGAACGGTCCGCCGCTGCTGCGGCTCGATACCGGGGCGCCAGCCCCAATCACCATGGCCGCCTTCACGCTGGGGGAATTGCTGGATGACTTGCGCCCGATGCCCGATGACATCATCGCGCCCCGCGTTCTGACACCGGGTGGGCTGCTGGTGCTGGGCGGTGCGCCCAAGGTCGGCAAGAGCGATTTCCTGATCTCCTGGCTGGTGCACATGGCCGCGGGTGTGCCGTTCCTCCGTTGCGAACGGTGCGACGGCTTCACACCGCCACGCCCCTTGCGGGTGTTCTATCTGCAGGCCGAAATCCAGTATCACTATCTGCGCGAACGCCTGAAGCAGATCGTCCTGCCGCCCGAGGTGATTGCCGCCGCCCGCGAGACGTTTGTGGCCACGCCCAAGCTGAAACTGCTGCTGGACGAGCACGGCAGCGCCATGGCCGCCGCTGCCGTCAAACAGGCGTTTCCCGACGATCCCGTCGACATTCTCTGCATCGACCCGATCCGCAATGTCTTTGACGGTGGCCCGGATGGTGGCGGTGAAAACGACAACGGCGCGATGATGTTCTTCCTGCGTGACCGCGTCGAGGTGTTGCGCGAAGCCGTGAATCCCGATTGTGGCATCATCCTCGTTCATCACACCAAGAAACTCGGCAAGCATCAGGTGAAAGAGGACCCGTTTCTGGCCCTGTCCGGGGCTAGTTCCCTGCGCGGGTTTTACACCTCGGGCATCATCATGCACCGCCCCGACGAGGAAGCCAGCGAGCGCAAACTGGAAATCGAGCTGCGCAATGGCCCCGCGCTGCCATCAAAGCTGATCGACAAGGTCAAGGGCCAGTGGGTCGAGTTGAACCCGATGAACGAGCGCCTTGTGCGCAAGGACGTGGGCGCAAAACACGACGCCGAGCGAGTGCGAAAAGGCGATGTGATCCTGCAGATGATAGCCGAGCAGGCCGCGCGCGGAAAGATGTTCACGCCAACCCAGTTTGCCGCGAAGTTCGAGAACAGAGGCAGTCTCGGCGGCCAGACCAGCATTCGGGAACGGCTGCGGGTTTTGGCGACCAAAGGCCACGTTAAATTCTTGCGGGGCAAGAAAGCCACCGAAATCGACCTCAAGAAAAACCAGTCCAAATTCGGCTATCTCTGCGTCAGGGACATGCTCCTGAACACTGGCCAAGACGTGGTTGATCCCGAAACAGGCGAAGTGTCCCCCGGTTTTATCAGGGTGCTGCCAAGCGATTTCATGTGCGAGGAAACCGGCTCCCTGACACCTGTCGAAGATCCAGAAACGTGGGTCGAGCACGGGGAGGAAACCTCATGAAAACCACCCCCGGATTCCCCTATTTTCAAAACACGGATTGTCCGTGTTTTGGCCAAAACACAGGTTGTGTTTTGAACATCCGTGTTTTGTGTTTTGGAATTACGCCTTTGAGATCAATGACTTGCGTCAAAACACAAAACACAAATCGCACCTCGGGAAAAACCAATCCGTGTTTTGAATTTCCACCTTTTAATTCAAAGGGTTACGCCAAAACACAAAACACAGATTTTCTTACCCTAAGGGGTAGGTGTTCTCCCCGCTCAAGGCGGGAGAGACACCACCTACCCCGGGGCAGGCTTGTCAGCCCCAACCTTTCACCCCGAGCAGTTCAAACGACAGGAGACCACCTCATGAACACCATCGATCCGAACCTTTGCAAGCCCGACCCGGCGCTAACCACTCCAGCCCCGACCATCGGGGCCACCCTTGCCCTTGACCTTGGCACCACCACGGGCTGGGCCATGCGCGGGCATGACGGGCTGATCACCAGCGGCACGGTCAGCTTTCGCCCGAGGCGCTTTGATGGCGGTGGGATGCGGTATCTGCGCTTCCAGAACTGGCTGGACGAGATGAACCGTCTTGCGGGGTCGATCGCAACCATCTGGTTCGAGGAGGTTCGCCGCCACGCGGGCACCGACGCCGCCCATGTCTATGGCGGGCTGCTGGCCACGCTGACTGCTTGGGCAGAGCATCACGACATTGCATACGGCGGAACCCCGGTTGGCACGATCAAGAAACACGCCACCGGCAAGGGCAATGCCAGCAAAGCCATGATGATCGAAGCTGCTCGGGCCAAAGGCTACCGCCCTGCGGATGACAACGAGGCCGACGCTATCGCCATCCTGCACTGGGCGCTGGAAACGAAGGGAGGCATGGCATGAACGGCATGAGGTTTGCCCCGCGTGGTTACGGCGGCACCCGACGCAACCCCGATCAGGTCAAGCGGGACGGCTGGAAGGAACAGGGGCTGTTGGCCGTGGCGCTCGATGATGACCGGCTGACCTGGCCGGAACGGGAATTGGTGCGCCAGCTGGGCGAGAAACTTTATGGCAAACGACCTGAAAACAGCGAGGTATCACGATGACCCGCTGGACAATTGCTCGTGTGCAGGACCGGCTGGAACTGGCGGCCGAGGTCATGCGGCAGATGCCGGGCGTGAAGCCGCAGGGGCATTTCAACGCCTGGCCTGACTACCAATACAGCTTTGCCGATCAGGTTGGCCAAGAGCCGAAAATACGAAAGCCTCGGCCAAGCCCGCGTATGATCACCGAGGCTGATGAGGCCATGCTGTGGCTGCGCTGGCTGGAGGTTGACGATGCCAAGCTGGTCTGGGTGCGTGCCAATGGCAAGGCATGGAAACCGATTTGCTGGGAGTTTGGCATGTCGCGGGCAGCGGCCGCGCGGCGCTGGCAGTACGGGTTGGCCGTGATTGTCTGGCGGCTGAACGGGAGAGTCCCACCCGCCAAGCGTTCGCAACGTTTCGTGATTGAGAACGCAAACCACCTGTCAAGAAAAATCGTATTGTGAGACAATTTTCGGTGAGACACCGAAACGCGTGACACATCCGCTTTAGGGCGCTACAAATTGGGCATAATCGCGAGAGACTTGGGTGGATGACCGATTGGGTCAATCAAGCCCGCTATGAGCACCCCAATGATTTGTACGGGTCCCTTCCTGTGCAAAACGTATACGGGGGGGCTAGGCGCGCAAGTTTCCCAGTGACGTTTGGAAAAACACCCGTTTCATTTCGTTTCTCCTAAAACCCCAAAAAACAAGGGCCTGATGGTCCAAAAACCCCGCCTGAAACGAAACGGCCTCCCGGGGGCATTTCGTTTCGTACGCTGATACGTTTCGTTTCGGCCCACCAACCCAAGGAAAAATCATGGACGTGATCGAACTGCCTCTCGGGCAGATCATTCCCTATGCGCGCAATCCGCGCCAGAACGAGAAAGCCATCGCCACGGTCGCGGCCTCGATTGCCGAATTCGGCTGGCGGCAGCCGATCGTGGTTGACGAGAACATGGTTATTCTGGCCGGTCACACCCGGCTTGCGGCCGCACAGCAGCTGGGCCTGAAATCCGCACCGGTGCATGTCGCCAAGGGGCTGACCGGGACCCAGGCACAGGCGTTCCGGATCATGGACAACCGCTCGGCCGAAAATGCCGATTGGATGGAAGATCTGCTGGGCCTTGAATTGAGCGATCTGCTGGACGCGGATTACGATCTGGAACTGACCGGTTTTACCGGCGAGGAGTTGAATAGTCTGCTGTCCGGTCTCGATGACGAAACCGACACCGAAGGCGAAAACGACATTCCCGAGCCGCCCGTGGACCCAGTCAGCCGACCGGGCGATCTTTGGGTGCTGGGCAACCACCGGCTGCTCTGCGGGGATGCGACGGTGGCCACGGATGTCGAGCGGGTGCTCGATGGTGTTAAACCACTGCTGCTTGTCAGCGATCCTCCTTACGGTGTGGAATACGACCCAAGCTGGCGCAACCAATCCGGCGCATCAGCCACCAAACGCACCGGCAAGGTGCTGAATGACGACCGGGCGGATTGGCGCGAGGCCTGGGATTTGTTCCCGGGTGACGTGGCCTATGTGTGGCACGGCGCATTGCACGCAACGACCGTGGCCGAAAGTCTCGAGGCGGCAGGCTTCAATGTCCGCTCACAGATCATCTGGGCCAAGGACCGGCTGGTGCTGAGCCGGGGTGATTACCACTGGCAGCATGAACCTTGCTGGTATGCTGTGAAAAAGACCGGCAAGGGCCATTGGGCCGGGGATCGCAAGCAAACCACGCTGTGGCAGATTGCAAACAAGGATCAGGATGCGGACACGGTGCACGGCACGCAAAAACCGGTCGAGTGCATGCGCCGCCCGATCCTTAATAATTCCAGCCCCGGTCAGGCGATTTACGAGCCGTTCATGGGGTCCGGCACCACGCTGATCGCAGCGGAAACCACGGGCCGCGTTTGCCTCGGGATCGAGCTTAATCCCGCTTACGTCGATGTGGCGGTGGAGCGCTGGCAGCAATTCACTGGTAAACAAGCAACGCTGGACGGCACCGACCAGTCCTTCGCCGACCTAGCGGAATACCCGCGCTGAGACCCGTGAATGAGTTGGCTTTACATCCCTCCGGAAACGCTTTCGGAACAGCAGACCCGCTCTTCGGCCTCTCGCTCTGCGCCGGAGCAGGCGGGATCGACCTCGGCCTCACCATCGCATGCCCCGGGTATTGCACTGTGTGTTACGTCGGGCGGGAAAGTTACGTTTTCACTACACGAGGAACTGAAATAAAACAGAAATCAGTTGCAGTAGATATTTCCAAAACTATCCTGCGAGCAGACGCTGCCGTCGCTCCCGTAAGTATTGCCGAAGCTATCCGTGCTCCAACTGTTTCCGCTATTATCGTATGTGTTACCGAAGGAGTCAGTGCTATAGGTCGTACCGTCGCTCCCGTAAGTATTGCCAAAGCTATCCGTGCTCCAACTGTTCCCTTGATTGTCATACGTATTCCCGAAGGAGTCAGTGCTGTAAGTCGTGCCGTCGTTACAATAAGTATTCCCGAAACTATCGGTGCTACATGATAGTGACTGAGCATTTGCTGCAACGCCGACAATTGAGAAGAGAAGCGAAGCCCATGCAAATATCATTTTTTTATACAGTATCATTTCGTTACCTCTTCAGACTAATAATTTTCCACTAGATAGATATGTGGAACCTACAAAATATGCAGTTGCGTTGCAAACAAAACCGACGCCGTCACAATTGGCTGGAAAACACGGAATGAACCTTGCGACCAAGGCGGCGATGTGGCCAACACCCCAGATCGACAGTTTCCGCACGCGGGGCGGAGCGCGCAGGAACGAAAAGGGTCTGGATCGTATGGCGCGGGACTGGCCGACACCGATGGCAAGCGACGGCTGCAAGCCGAGCGGGGGCACCCGAAGATCGGCCGACCTGACCCATGTGGCGGGGATGTGGCCGACGCCACTGGCGCGGGACTGGAAGGGCACCAACAGTCCCGAGCATGTGAAACAGAAACCACCGGCCCGCAATCACATGGATCAACTGGCAAACTTTGCCGTGTATTCCCGCCAGGCCCGGACGATCTCGCAGGCTGGCGAGAATATCTGCGATCAGCGCCGCAGCTTGAACCCAGCCTTTGTCGAGGCGCTGATGGGCTGGCCGGTCGCGTGGACCGGCTTCGACTTTGCGGCAACGGTGTGGTTCCCCTGGTTGCAGCGCATGCGTTCCGAATTCTTGTGGCTCGGTTCAGTGATGATCGCTGACGAGTCGGTGCAATGAAACAATCGCGCATCATGTCTCTGGTGGAAGCCATCGCCAATGTCGTGGTGGGTTACGGCGCTGCCGTGGTCACCCAGATGCTGGTGTTTCCGCTGTTCGGCTTGCAAACGACGCTGGCCCAGAACCTGAAACTTGGCTTGATCTTCACAGTGGTGAGTATAGCCAGATCGTTCACGCTGCGGCGGGTTTTCGAGGCGATCCGCGTGAGGTAATTCGGCTGAAGTTCCAGGCAATCCTGAAACTATCGGCCGTCCGCTGTGTGGGGCAGAGCGGTCACTGCTCGGGAGATAAATCGTGCCATTTGACTCGCAAGAGTTTCCCATTTCTTTTCGGAAGCTGTCGTCGACCAATCATTCGCCCAGACACCTGAAATTCCGCATTTATTTTTACTACAAGCAGCTTGGACCAGTTTCCAGAAAGCTTCACATGCACTTCGTCCCGGTTCTTGAAAGGCGTAATGGTCTTGATCTCGACATGGTCATCGCCCAGCCTACCATCCGCACCCTGCGCATATGTCTTGTTCAGCCTGATGCCATATGTGATAGCGCCAAACAATTCTCCGATGTCCCCATAAACATTCAGGTGCAAACCGGTTTCAAAATGGTAACTTTCTGCTAATGAAATTAGATCTTCAAAGTACGGGATCATCGAACGGATCGCGTTGGGATACTTCGCCCCCCATTCTTTGTAACGAAGCTGTTCGTCAATTTCTGACCAAGTGATCCACTCACCATCGTCGTAAAAGGCTCGATCAGACCAATCAATTTCTTCCATAGGCCACCTGTAAAATTCGCTCAAAATTGAACGCCACGTTAGCCACATGGCCGAGGCTTGTCACCTATGAGCGTAATGGGGTCTTCCTGATTTCTAACCTTCCAATGAGAAACCGCCGCGCCCAATGGAGCGGCGGCGGCAATGAGTAATATAGCTCAGGAGGCGATTTTGTAAGTTCGCCCGCGCCCCTCGACTTTCGCGGAGGTGATGGTCAGGCCCAGCCGCCTTTTCAGCGCGCCCGATATGGCTCCACGAATTGTGTGTGGCAGCCAATTTGTAGCCGTCACGATCTCGGCAATCGTTGCCCCGTCGGGGGCTTCGAGCATCCCGATCAGCATGGCCTGTTTTGTGCCCGTGCGGGGTTTCGGCTTGATTGATCCTCGATCGGGGAGCGACGCCTCAATCTCGACGCCGATGGCTTCGAGCCCAGCATCGGTGATGACCAACGTGGTGCCATGGCCGTCGCCGGTCTTGCGCCATGTGGGTTCGCCTTTTCGGATATCGGCCTCGACCTCGTCCAACAGGCCGCGTTTGATCAGCGGCACGATCACCTTGTTGGCGGCCCCGCCGCGCAGACGGTCGGGGAGTGGCAGGGCAATGCGGTCCTCCTGCTGGGAGGCGCGCGACAGAATAAGGGTTTGGGTTGCGCTGAGTTTGGTCATTGGATGGTTTCCTTGGATGGGGACAGAAACGGCGCGATGTTCAGGATTGGGCGAGGGTCGATGCCCACCAGTTCGCAGGCCATGGCAAGCGAAGGGCAGACGCGAGGATCACCGGATTCAGTGAGGCCGTAGACGAAGAAATCCCAGCCGTAACTCTCGCGGTTGGCCCAGATCTGGGTCGTGGAATTATCGGCATCAAAGATCAGAAACATCGCTTTCGTCTCCGTGGTTTGAGGCGCGATTATCGAGCCCCTTCTACTACCCCAAGCCCCGCGCATGGCGGGGCGGGCAGGAAAGGTTTTGACTATTCGGCGTATTCGCCCTCTTGGAAGGCGCGGTCGCAGATCTCGCGCAGGTTCTTTGAAATATCGGCCAGATCGCCCACATGCCCCCAGTGGATGTCGTCGGGGCTGGCTTCAAAATGCTCGTCGCTCAGCGCCTGCAGGCGGGCGAGCATGGTGTCGATTTCGGCCTTGCGGGCCATGAAGGCGGCAAGGGCTTTGTCATTGCTGCGGGTGTTGCAGGTCATCATTTTGCCTCCCGTGCGGCGGCCAGCCCTGCGGCGTAGGCGGCTTCGAGAGCGGCTTGGACGCCCCGGACCGAAACCTCGTGGAAGTCGAGGCTGTCGCTTTTGCGCTCTTCCAGCGTCTCGATGAAGAGGTGTTCTTTGGCAATCCCGGCCATCAGGTCGGCGGGGGCGGTTTGGTTGGTTTTGCTTGTCATGGTCTGGCTCCTTTTGGTGTAATCAGAATCGCTCTTTTCGGAATGATTATCCAGTAAAATAGCCGCAATATCATTGCGTTGATCGGAAGGTGGGGATTGTAAATGGCCGCTGCCACACAGCCTTTGGCCGTGATCGCAAAGCTTCTGGACCTGTCCGAGCGGCGGGTGCAGCAACTGAGCCGCGAAGGCATCATTCCCAAGGCAACGCGCGGGCAATATGACCTGATCGGTTCGGTGCGCGGCTATGTGCAGTATTTGCGCGATCAGGCCGTGAGCGCGCAGGCAGGTGCACCCGATTATGCCGCCGAGCGGGCGCGTTACATTCGGGCCCGCGCCGATCTGGTGGAAATGGAGGCCGCGCAGCGACGTGGCGCATTGATCGCGGTGGAAGATATCGAGGCGGCCTGGATCAAGGTGCTGGCGCTGTTGCGCACGCGGGTTCTGGCCGTGCCGGACCGTCTGGCTCCGGAGGTTTATGCCGCAGGCAGCCTGGCCGATACCCGCAACCTTCTCGGCAAAAGCTTGCGCGCGGCCCTTGAGGATTTAGCCAACAGCGATGTGCAACCGGAAAGAAACGCCGCCCCTGAGGATATCGGGCTCATTGATCCTGAGCCGGACAGTGAAACGGGCGCTGGAAGTGCTGCGTCCGCCACCGGAACTGACGATCAGTGACTGGGCGGATCAAAACCGGCGGCTGAGTTCGGAGGCCAGCTCTGAGCCCGGCCAGTGGCGCACCAGTCGGGCGGAATACCAGCGCGGGATCATGGAGACGATTTCCGATGCGGGTGTGGAGAGCGTGGTCATCATGTCCTCCAGTCAGGTGGGCAAGACCGAGATGTTGAACAATTCCGTCGCCTACCACATTGATCAGGATCCGGCTCCGATCATGGTGGTAATGCCGACCGAGCGGGATGCGGAAACTTGGTCGAAAGACCGGTTTTCACCAATGGCGCGCGACACCCCATGTTTGACCGGCAAGATCGCCGATCCAAAATCGCGCGATGGTAACAACAAGATCCTGCACAAGCGCTTTCCGGGCGGGCACCTGACCATCGTCGGGGCAAACGCGCCCTCGGGGCTGGCCAGTCGCCCGATCCGGCTGCTGATGTGCGACGAGGTCGATCGCTATCCGTTCAGCGCCGGGGCCGAGGGGGACCCGGTCAATCTGGCGAAAAAACGCACAGTGACGTTCTGGAACCGCAAAATCGTGCTGGTGTCAACGCCGACCAACAAGGGCGCCAGCCGCATTGAGGCGGCTTATGAGGAAAGCGACCAGAGGCAATATTGGGTGCCGTGCCTGGAATGTGGCACGGAGCAGGTGCTGACCTGGCCGCAGGTCAAGTGGGACAAGGCGGCGGGAGGTGCGCATCAGCCCGAAACGGCGAAGTATCATTGTGTCCACTGTAATGCAGCATGGACAGACGAGACCCGTTGGGCGGCAATCAGCAAAGGCCACTGGCAGGCGAAAGAACAGTTTACCGGTATTGCGGGCTTCCATCTGAATGAGATTTATTCACCGTGGATCCGGCTCGAGGCAATGGCAAAAGCATTCCTGTCGGCCCGTGCCGGGGGTGACGACACGATGAAAACATTCATCAACACTTCGCTTGGCGAAACCTGGGTGGAGAGCGGCGAAGCGCCGGATTGGCAACGGCTTCTGGACCGCAAGGAAGACTGGGCTGCAGGCACTGTGCCCGCGAATGCCCTGTTCCTGACCGCCGGCGCCGATGTGCAGAAAGACCGCATCGAGGTCGATGTCTGGGCCTGGGGTCGCGGGTTGGAAAGCTGGTTGATCGACCACATTGTTATCGAGGGCGGCCCGGGCTCGGAAGCTTGCTGGAACGGGCTGACGGAATTGCTGGGTAGGACCTGGCAACATGCCAATGGCAGCCAGATGACCATCGCGCGCCTCGCAATTGACACCGGTTATGAAACTCCCGCGGTTTACGGATGGGCCCGCAAAGTCGGCTTTGGCCAGGTGGCCCCGGTCAAGGGTGTTGAAGGCTTCAACCGGGCAAGTCCAGTGTCTGGGCCAACATTCGTGGACGCGACGATCGCAGGTAAACGCCTGCGCCGCGGCGCGCGGCTCTGGACGGTCGCGGTGTCGACCTTCAAATCCGAGACCTACCGGTTTTTGCGCCTGGAACGGCCAACGCCGGAGGAACTGATGGCCGGAATGGATTATCCGACCGGAACCCTGCACCTGCCGGGCTGGATCGACAGCGAATGGCTGAAGCAGCTGGTCGCCGAGCAATTGGTGACGGTGAGGAACAAGCGCGGTTTCGCCCGGCTCGAATGGCAGAAACTGCGCGAACGCAACGAGGCGCTCGATTGCCGGGTTTATGCCCGTGCGGCCGCGTGGATCCTTGGAGCCGATCGTTGGTCCGAAAAACAATGGGATGAACTGGAACGTCAGGTGGCGGCTCCCGGTACCGAGGTCGGCACAGGCACGGTGAAAGCCGCGCGGCACACCCGCAGTGGTCGCACCATCCGTCCCGCAAACCAGCGCCGTTCCGTGCGCTCGAATTACATGAGGTGAATGTGGCCACATTGGCAGAACTGCAAACCCGCCGCGAGGCGCTGGCGGCGTCGCGCTCCAGCGGGGTGGCCCGGGTCAGCTATGATGGCAAGACGGTGGAATACCGCAGCCTCGCGGAAATCGACCGCGCCATCGATGTGTTGGACCGTGAAATCGCCGCTTTGGAAGGTCGCAGGGTGATCCGGCAGGTGCGCGTGTCCACAAGCAAGGGATTGTAATGGGTCTGTTTGATGCTTTTCACCGCCGGGAAACCGGCGGCCCCACAAGCGTGCGCGCCCGTCTCGAAGGGGCCATGTCTCGCCGTCGCCTGCGGGGCTGGCAGCCACCGCTCGAAAACATCAACTCGCTGGTGGCCTCGGGCGGGCCAAGACTTCTGGCGCGCTCGCGCGAGTTGGTAGTGACCAACGGCTATGCCGCCAATGCCTGCGAGGCTTACGCCGCCAATCTGGTCGGCGACGGCATCAAACCCTCGTCGCTGATCGAGGACGGGGAGTTGCGGGACCGGGTTCAACGCCTGTGGCTGGCCTGGACCGATCAGGCGGACGCCGACGGGCTGACGGATTTTTACGGGCTGCAGGCAATGATTGCGCGGGAGATGTTCGTGGCTGGCGAATGCTTCGTGCGCATCAGGCCGCGCCGCGCCGAGGACGGGTTGCTGGTGCCGATGCAGTTGCAATTGCTGCAATCGGAAATGCTCCCCTTCGAGAAAACCGAAACCGCGGTAAACGGCAATCGCATCCGCTGTGGTATCGAATTCGATCTGATCGGGCGGCGCGTCGCCTATCACTTCCGCCGCCGCCATCCCGGCGACAGCACGGACAGGCGGGACGTTATTCCGGACACAACGCGGGTGCCTGCCGAGGACGTGCTGCACATCTACCGCCCCATTGATGCGGGGCAAATACGCGGCCTGCCGCATGTGGCTCCGGCCATGGTGCGGCTGTTTCTGCTGGATCAATACGACGACGCCGAGCTCGATCGCAAGAAAACCGCTGCGATGTTTGCAGGCTTCATCACCAAGAATGCGCCCGAAGAAGCCTTGATGGGGGAAGTGGAAGATACCGGCGGGGGCATCGGCATTGCCAGTCTGGAGCCCGGCACCTTGCAGGTTCTGCTGCCCGGCGAGGACATCAAGTTCTCGAGCCCTGCCGATGTGGGCGGCGGTTATGAGGCGTTTCAGTATCGCACCTTGCTGGCGATCTCGGCATCCCTTGGACTGCCCTATCACCTGGTCACCGGAGACGTGCGCCAGGCCAATTACTCCAGCCTGCGGGCCGAGTTGGTCGAGTTCCGCCGCCGCATCGGCCAGCTTCAGCATGGCGTCATGGCGCACCAGTTCTGTCGGCCGGTATGGCAACGCTGGCTGGAGGCGGTGGCGCTGTCGGGCGCACTTGATCTGCCGGACATGGCCAGGGCCAAACCGGTCCACTGGATCCCGCCACGTTGGGATTGGGTCGATCCGCTGAAGGACATTCAGGCACAATTGCTGGGTATCAATGCTGGACTGGTATCGCGGCGCAAAGCGGTCGAAGCCACCGGTTATGACATCGAGGAAATCGACCGCGAGAATGCGGCGGATGCAAAGCGCGCTGCTGCTCTGGGCCTGAATTACAGCTCCGGCCCCGGCGAGGTCCAGGGTGAGCGGGCGACGCCCGTGAAACCGGCGGACCCCGAAGAACAGCCTTAACAGAAAAAGGAACCACCATGAAAAACTGGTATTCGATCTGCGCCCTGAACGAGGGCGCAGAGATCTCGATCTATGACGAAATCGGTGCCTATGGCGTCTCAGCCAAGGCGTTTCTCGCCTACCTTGGCAAGCTGCCCGACAAGGCCCCGCTGACCCTGCGGCTCAACAGCCCGGGCGGTTCGGTGTTCGATGCAGTGGCGATCTACAATGCCCTGCAACGCCACGCGGGCACGGTCACCGTTTCCATCGATGGCATTGCAGCGTCGGCCGCCTCCTACATTGCCATGGCGGGGGATGAAATCATCATGCCCGAAAACGCCTTCCTGATGATCCATGACCCCTCCGGCATGGTGATGGGCACGGCGGCGGACATGCGGTCCATGGCCGAGGCGCTCGACAAGATCGGTGCCAGCCTGCTGCGCGGCTATGCGGCAAAATCCGGCAAGGCAGAAAAGGACATCGCGAAACTGATGGCAGCGGAAACCTGGTTTGACGCCGCCGAGGCAGTTGATATGGGGTTTGCCGATACCATGGCCGCGCCGGTGAAAATGGCCGCCAGCTTTGATGTGAGCCGGTTCCAAAACACACCGCCGGAAATCATCGAGGCAGTGAAGGCAAAGGATGATCCTGCCGAGGTGGAGATTGAACCCAAGCCGAAATCTGCACCTGCGGCCAAAGCTAACACCGATCCTGAGTCCGCCGCAATCCGCAGCGAGGCCATGACCTATGCCAAAACCGTTGTCGATCTCTGCCGCTTGGCGGGTCAGCCGCAAATGGCGGCCTCGTTCCTCACCGCTGAAGCCAGTCTCGAGGATATCCGCAAGGCCTTGATCGACGCCCGCGCCGCCGATGACCCCGACATCTCCTCCACCCACCCGCAACCGGGACCCGCGCCGCAGGCCAAACCCTGGGGCGATGTGATCGCCCGCACCTTCAAACGCAAAGGATAATCAACCATGACCACATTGACCGAAACCCGCCACGCAGGCGGTTTTTTAGTTTGGGAGGCTTTTCGCGAATATTGCCGCGAGGTCGTCACCATCGCCACCGGCGGCGCCAATCCGGTTCTGGAACCCGGCACCGTGCTGGGCAAGATCACCGCATCGGGTAAATACGCCGCTCATGATCCTGCGGCTCTCGATGGCACCGAGACCGCCGTCGCCGTGCTCTGGGGCAAGGCGGATGCCACCGCTGCAGATGTGGATGCGGTTGTGCTGCTGCGTGGCCCCGCCATCGTCAACAGCAACGATCTGGTATTCACCGGCACGCCCACGGCACCGGAAATCACCGCCGCCCATACGGCGCTCGCCGCTGTTGGCATCCTCACCCGCTAATTCCAATATGAAAGGAGGTCGCAATGGCCACCATGGATATCTTCGAGACCGATGCCTTTTCGGTCATCGAACTCACCCGCGCGCTGGAAAACATCCCCTTCAAGCCCGCCACCCTCTCGGGCTCCGGCCTGTTCTCCGATCGCGGGGTGCGCTCTCGAACCGTCGTTATCGAGAGCCGCGACGGCACTCTGTCGCTGATCCCGTTCTCCGAACGCGGCTCGGCTTACGATCAACAGGTGCCCGAGCGGCGCGACGTTCGGGCGTTTGTGTGCCGTCAGTTCAAGAAGCAGGACGTGCTCTGGGCGTCCGAGATTCAGGGCATCCGCGCATTTGGCACCGACTCTGAGACCCAGCAAATTCAGGCCGAGGTTGCCCGCCGTCTGCGCCGCCTGCGCACCGACGCCGAGGCCACGTTCGAATACCACCTGCTGAACGGCATCCAAGGCAAGGTGCTGGACCCCAAGGATGGGGTCACGGTGATCGATTACTTTACCGAATTCGCCATCACTCCGGCGAGCGAGGTGGATTTTGATCTCGATAACAACTCTCCCGGCTCCGGTGCGCTGCGCAAACGCTGCCAGGCGCTGATCGAAAGCGTCGAGGACACCCTTGGTGGGCTATCCACCGGTGCCGTGCAGCTGCGTGCCGAATGTGGCTCGGCCTTCTTTGCCGATCTGGTGGCCCACAAAGAGGTGCGCGAGACCTACCTCAACACCGCCGCGGCCGCCGATCTGCGCAGCCGGGTATCGGATGAGGTCAGCTTTGGCGGCATCAACTTCCGCCGTTATCGCGGCAATGCCGCCTTCGGGGTGCCGGTCGACAAGGCGTTCTTCTATCCCGAAGGTGTCGAGGGTCTGTTCGAGATCTACTACGCCCCAGCAGACACCTTCGAGACCGTCAACACGCTGGGCCTTCCGCTCTACGCGCGTTCCATCCCTGACCGCGATCGCGATGAATGGGTACGCCTCGAGATCGAAAGCAACCCGCTGCCGATCTGCACCCGCCCGCAGGTTCTGCGCTCGGGACGGCGGACCTGATGAACGCCTTCGTCATTGGCACGGACGCGTTGTTTGCCGACGATAATATCGCCATGGACGGCATCTACACGGCCGAGGGCGGTTCGCCCGTCCTCGTTCGCGTGGTGGCGCGCCGTGCCGACAGCATTACCGGCTTTGGCGAGGCAAAACTCTGGTCGGAAACTCAGCGGTTCGATTTGCGGGTGAGCGAGGTGGCCACCCCGCGTCCCGGCGACCGGCTGGAAATCAATGATGAGGCATTACTTATTCAGGGTGAGCCCATGCGCGATGCGGAACGATTGATCTGGACCATTGATGTACATCCGGTATGAGGTTGAAACTCGACATCAACCCCGACATCGCTGCGATGTTGCAGGCGGAAGCTCTGGCAGGTGAAAAGGCGGTCACGGCCGCCATGCGCCAGGCAGGCAGCGATCTGAAGGCCGACTGGCGCGGCCAAATTACCGGCGCCGGTCTCGGGCAACGGCTGGCCCGCAGCATCCGCAACAAGACATATCCTGAACGGGGTGAAAGTCTGGATGCGGCTGCCTTCATCTGGTCGAAGGCCCCGAAGATCATCCACGCCCATGACAAGGGCGTGCTGATCCGCTCAAAGAACGGCTTCTATCTGGCCATCCCCACGGAAGCCGCCGGTAAGGGTCGTGGCGGCGCACGCCTGACACCGGGGGAATGGGAGCAGCGTCGCGGCATGCGGTTGCGGTTCATTTATCGGAGAGGCGGGCCGAGTTTGTTGGTTGCCGAAAAGGCGCGGATCAATACGCGGGGGACAGCGATGGCCTCACGCTCCAAAACCGGACGCGGACAGGTCAGTGCGCCGATCTTCCTGCTGGTGCCGCAGGTCAAACTGCGCAAACGGCTGGATTTAGCGCGGGATGCGGAGAAGGTGGCAGGATCCGTACCAGGGTTGATTGTGGCGAATTGGGTGGATCAAGCGTGAACCACACTCGGGAAATTTCGGCAGTATGGACATCCGCCCGTCATTGGCATATATTGCCAATGACACGAAAGGATACCTTATGGCCACACGAAACGTCGTTCTAACAGACACGCAATCCAGCCTGGTCGACCGCTTGGTCGAGACTGGCCGCTACCAGAATGCCAGTGAAGCCATGCGCGCCGGTTTACGCCTTCTGGAGCGCGAGGAAAATGAAATCAATGCCCTGCGCAACCAGCTCTCGGCCGGATTGGCGCAGGCCAAGGCTGGTGATCTGGCCGAGGGGAGAGGCGAGGATGCCATCCGCCGCGCCTTTGCTGCGGCGCGTGGCAAGGCCTGATGCCCAAACCCTGGCGTCTGACCCGTCAGGCCGAGGCGACTCTAATTGATATCGCCCTGTGGACGATCGAAACTTTCGGGCCGCGTCAGGCACAGGCCTATGAGGAGGATCTGATCTCGCGCTGTTCCGGAATTGCATCGGGCAGTGTGCCCTCGCAGAGCTGCCGGGCGATCATTGACCCTGATATGAAGGAGGATCTGCGCTTTTCCCGTTCGGGTCAGCATTTCATCGTGTTTGTCGAGGACGAGGCCAGCGTGATTATCGTGGATTTTCTTCACGGCAGGAGTGATCTGCCGACAAAGTTGGTGAGAATGCGCAGGAACGAACAATGATTACGCCATTTCACTCATTGAAAAAATTGCGAGAATTCCTTTGATATGAAGATTATCGATTCAAAATCGCCAGTTTGGCTTACAGGGTTTTGGGGATTTTCCCCCGAAGAGGAAGGCATTCTGGGGTTTACCGACAAGCGGGACCGAGAACGTCTAATTGGGCAAATTGGCGAACGACAACTTGTTTGCATATACGGTGCAGCAAGTCCCGAAACCGACAAAAAGCTCGTACACCACCTACTTGGCGTCCTTGAAATAGAACGAACGCCCATAGACTCCTGGGATAAGATGTCGGGTACCGCCAAACAGCGTAATATTGATCTGGGTCGACACGAGAAATGGCGATTTGCAATGCCTGTGCGACGTGCATGGCGCACAACACGCCATCTGGACGTAAAACAAGTTTTTCCTCGGAGTTATGATCCCTCAAATGGCCGGTACATAGCACGATTTGGGACTTGGCTTGTTCCAGATGAAGCCCAATGGCTCTTAGAAAATGTGCCGTTCACCCAGACAAACGTGTTTGGTGAACCATCTACCACGGTCGATGCTAATTCTGAGCAATCAATAGAAAAGTTCCTGAAGCCGTCAGCGGGCGTTTGGGGTGGTTTTGACAATCGAAACTTTCAAGTTCATGACAGGCCACATCACCTTTATCTTGCCCAATTCAAGAAATCACCTGAGCTCCTAGCTGGCGTGCACTTGGAGCGCGGGCAAGGGCTTGTCAAAATAGGGATCAGCGGTGATCTCAAGAACCGTTTGAAAGCTTTGAACTTAAGTTTTCCGGAGACGGCAAGCATCAACTGGGGTCTTATCAGAACAGCTGAATTTCCTAATCGCGATTCCGCTGGCGAAAAAGAAACCCTTTTCAAGAAACTGGCCATTGAAAAATTTGGGGCAAGATCTCTGGGTCGAGAATTTTTCATAATGGATATGGATAAAGCCGAGAAACTGTTTACAGAATTATCTCCGGTTTCCGGTTTGTTACTGAAGGTTAAGTGATTGTTTCCATAACGGAATACATATTCCTTTTTTTGAAATAAAGGTCATGCACCTGATCTTCCTGGTGACGACTTAGTGAGTATTTAGGCAAATAAACCCATGCCCACACCCCGAGAAACCATCCTGCAAGCCCTGCTTGCGGCGCTGCAAAGCGTGTCCGGTCCAGCCGTGCTGCGTGGTGCAATCTTGCCCGAGCGCATCCCGACTGTCGGGCTGCTGATCCTGCGCGACGGTGACCCCGGCACGCCGGAGGTAACGCTGTCACCGTTGCAATACCACTTTGAGCATCGCGCCGAGGTAGAAGTGATCGTGCAGGGCAAAACACCCGCCGCCCGCGACGCCGCGTTTGATGGACTGCTGGCGGAATTGGCCACAGCAATCACAACCGCCCGCACCCTTGGCGGGCTATGTGACTGGGTCGAGTCTGAAGCCCCGCAGCCGGTCGATCTGCCGGTTGAAGGGGCGGAGGCACTGAAGGCCGCCATCGTTCCCGTGATTTTGACTTTCACCACGGCCGACCCGCTGGGATGACCCCCGTGGAATGACCTCCACCTAACAAAGGAAAACACTATGGCACGTGCTCAAGGCGCGCGGTCGCAACTCGCGGCTGTGTTTGAATCGACCTATGGAACAGCCCCCGCAAGCGGCTTTTCAAAAATGCCCTTTGCCAGCACCTCGCTCGGCGCAGCGCAACCTCTGCTTAGTTCGGAGCTGCTTGGATATGGCCGCGATCCGTTGGCACCCGTAAAGGATGTAACTACCGTAGACGGGGATGTCGTGATCCCGATGGATGCCGAGGCTCTGGGCTTTTGGCTGAAGGCGGCTTTTGGTGCGCCCACCACCACCGGCACCACGCCCAAAACGCATACATATAAATCGGGCAGTTACACATTGCCGAGCATGGCGATTGAAGTGGCAATGCCCGAAGTGCCGCGCTTTGCGATGTATACCGGATGTGTGCTCGATCAGCTTTCATGGCAAATGCAGCGCTCGGGACTTCTAACCGCCACCGCCAAGCTGATCGCGCAAGGCGAGGCAATTGCGACATCGTCCGCCGCCGGAACAACCACCGGCTGGAACCTGCAACGGTTCGGACATTTCAACGGCTCGATCAGGCGCAATGGCAACAGCCTCGGCAATATCGTTTCCGCCGACATCCAGTACGCCAACAATCTCGACCGGATCGAAACCATCCGCTCGGACGGGCGCATCGACGGGGCCGACCCGTCCATTGCCGCGCTGACCGGCAAGATGGATGTGCGCTTTGCCGATCAGGTTTTGATGACCCAGGCGATGAACGGCACGCCCGCCGAGTTGGAGTTTGCTTACAGTCTCGGCAGCGGCGAAAGCCTCACCTTCACCGCCCACGCCGTTTATCTGCCCCGTCCGCGCATCGAAATCCAGGGACCCCAGGGCGTGCAGGCCAGTTTTGACTGGCAGGCGGCCTTTGATGCCACCGCCGGGCAGATGTGCACCATCACCCTTGTCAACGACATCGCAACCTATTGAGGAACAACATGATACGTCTCGATCTTAAAAACGAACCCGCTTGGCTGGATCTTGGCCATGACGTGCGCATTTGCCTGCTGCCGCTGACCACCGCGCTAATGGTGGCGGCAAGGAGTGATCCGGCGATTGCCGACCTGCCGGAGGACGTGGGTGATGAGGAAAGCGCGCTGGTGTTTGCCAAAGCGCTGGCCCGCATCGCCATCACGGATTGGGAAGGTGTGGGTGATGCGGATAGCAAGCCGGTCACTGTCACCCCGGAGGGCATCGACGCGCTGCTGGATGTCTGGCCGCTCTTCGAGGCCTTCCAGACAGACTACGTCGCGGGCGGTCTGCTGCTGGATCAGGAAAAAAACGTCTCATCGCCCTTGCCGAGTGGTCCTTCGGCGGGGGCGGTGGATATTGCGATGCCTGTGAAGGCATCTGCCCAACCTGCCCGCAAATCCTGAACCGGCCAAGAACTTATGAAGGCATGCAGATCTGGGATCTGGTCACCCGCCTTGGCGGCCAGATGCGCATCACGGCTGCGGGCACGATTGTCGGCTGGGACTTCGGCGCGGCGCTGGCCATGGCATCGGCCCTCGGGATCGATCCCGCGCCGGTTGCGGAAATCCTGCCTTTGATCGAAGCGGTGATGGTCAGGGCGCTGAATGAGCAAAGAGAAATGAGCGATGGCTGAAAAAAGGGTATCTGTCCGCCTGGCGGCTGTTGGCGGTGACAGGGTCAAAGCCGAGTTCGAGGGTATTGGCAAAGCGGGTCAGCGCGGGTTTCGCAAAGTGTCGCGCGAGGCCGAGATTGCCAATGCAAAGCTGGCCCGGTTTGCACGGCGCGCCAAGATTGCCGCCGGTATCATGGCAGCCGCAGCAGTGGCGGCAGGCATTGCCATGGTGCGATCCGGCTTGCAGACCATCGACGAGCAGGCCAAGCTGGCGGCCTCGCTGCGCACCACGACCGCCAGCATGCAGGTGCTGGCCCGCGCCGCCGATCTTGCGGGTGTATCTCAGGGTGAAGTTTCCCAAGCCACGATCATGATGACCAAGAGCCTCAGCCAGGCGGCGCAGGGAACGGGCCCGGCGGTCAAGGCCTTGCAGCAGCTGAACCTTTCGGCGGCTGACCTTGCCAAGCTTCCGATCGATCAGAAGATGTCCGCCATTCAGGATGCGATCGCGAAGTTCATCCCGAGCGCGCAGCAGGCCGCTGTGGCCTCGCAGATATTCGGTGCCCGCGCCGGCCTGATCTTTACGCGCATCGACAGCGCGACATTGCGTCAGGCCTCGCAAGACGTGCGGGATTTCGGGGTGGCAGTATCGGAAAGCGACGCCGCGCAGATCCAGCGCACCAATGACGCACTGTCGCGCATGGGATTGCTGTGGCGCGGCATCGCCAACCAGCTGGCGGTAGCAGCAGCTCCGGCACTGGAAGCGATGGCCAATGCCATGGCGGCCATCGGCAAGACCACTGGCCCACTCGGGCGCGCCATCAAGAGTTTGTTCAACCATATAGGCGAGATCGCCACCATTGCCGCCACCTTCGCCGCCGTGCTGGGTGGACGACTGGTAATTTCGCTGGCCAGCGCCGCGCTCGGCATCCGCGGCGTGTCGATCTCGCTTGTCGCCCTGCGCGGTGCGCTGATCCGTACCGGTATCGGGGCTTTGATCGTCGGGGCGGGTGAGCTGATTTACTGGTTCGGGCGGCTGGTCGGCGGCGCGGGCGGCTTTGGCAAGGCAATGGGCCTCCTCAAAGATGTGGCGGTCGAGGTCTGGGAGCGGATCGGGGACGGAGCCTGGAGCATTGTTCTGCGCATGCGCTCGGTTTCCAACAGCCTGAAAGCCAGCTGGTTTGATGCGCTGGCGGCCATGCAGGACAAATGGGCGCGTTTCCTGAAGGCTATTTCCGGCGCTGCCTTCAAGATCCCCGGCATGACCGGACTGGCGAATTCACTGGCGTTCGATGCAGGCATGGCGGGTCAGGCCGTGGATGAGTTGCGCGGCACCGCCGAGGAATACCGGTTTTACGCCGGTAATCTCGGCGATCAGGCGGATATTCTTGCGGGCAACATCACCCGGCCGCTCAAATCGATGCAGGCGCTGCGCGACGCCATGAAGTCAGGTGCCGGGGATGGAAAGGATGCTCTGGACCGGGCAAGTGATGCAGCTTCGCGCCTTGCGACAAACATCACCAAATCGGGTGGCGCGTCGGGCAAAGCAGCCGTGATTGCCAAATCAGCGTGGGAGGCGGCTGCGGAATCGCTGAAGGACTATGCCACCAAGGCGAAGGATATAGGTAAAGGCATCGGTGACGCGCTGAGCGGTGCATTCTCAAGCGCAGAATCTGCCATCGGCCAGTTCGTCAAAACCGGCAAGCTGGATTTCAGCTCATTGGTGTCGTCGATCCTTGCTGAAATGGCGAAACTCTCGGCCCGGAAATTCATCCTCGGCCCGCTGGCAAATGTTCTGTCGGGTGCGCTGGGTAATCTGGGTGGCATCTTTGCACCGGTGCTGCATGCGGGCGGCATGGTCGGGAGCGCTGCGCCGCAGCGCATGGTGCCAGCTATGGCTTTTGTCGGTGCGCCGCGCATGCATTCCGGTGGCTGGGCCGGTCTGCGGCCAGACGAAGTTCCCGCCATTCTGCAAAAGGGTGAACGGGTGCTGAACCGGCGCGAGGCGACGCAATACGGCAAAGGTGGTTCGCAGAACATCACCATCAACATCCAGACCCGCGACGCCGAGAGCTTCCGCCAGTCGCGCACCCAGGTCTCGGCGGACATTGCCCGCGCCGTGGCTATGGGTCGGAGGGGTATGTAAATGGCGTTTCACGAAATCCGTTTTCCCGACAATATCAGCCGCGGTGCGCGCGGTGGGCCGGAGCGGCGCACCCAGATTGTCGAACTGGCCTCGGGCGACGAGGAAAGGAATGCCAGCTGGGCCAATTCGCGCCGCCGCTATGATGCGGTTTACGGCATCCGCCGCGCTGACGATCTGGCCGCCGTGGTGGCGTTTTTCGAGGCACGCAACGGGCGGCTCTACGGGTTCCGCTGGAAGGATTGGGGCGATTACAAGTCGTGCCTGCCTTCGGGAGTGCCATCCGCAACCGATCAGGGGATTGGCGCGGGAGACGGGGCGACTACGGCCTTCCAACTGGTGAAGGCCTATACTTCCGGTGCGCAAACATGGACCCGTACCATCACGAAACCGGTTGCCGGAACCGTTACGGTGGCGCTGAACGGGATCGCGCAAGCCTCCGGTTGGTCGGTTGATACCACAACCGGTCTCGTCACCTTCACCACCGCGCCGGTCAGCAGTGTCGCCATAACTGCCGGTTTTGAATTCGATGTTCCGGTGCGTTTCGACACCGACCAGCTCGACGTCACGCATGATCTGGAGCGGCTCGGTTCCATTACATCCATACCGCTAATTGAGGTCCGCCGATGAAATCCTTCCCTCAATCCCTGCAAACCCATCTCGACAGTGGCACCACGATGCTGGCCTGGTGCTGGCGGCTTAACCGCAGCGACGGGGCGGTGTTTGGTTTTACCGATCATGATCGACCATTGACCTTTGACGGCACCACGTTCGAGCCCGAATCCGGTTTCACCGCCTCGGAAATCCGCTCCGGCTCCGACCTGTCGGTCGATGCGCAGGAAGCCGAGGGGGTTCTGACTTCGGCCACCATCACCGAGACCGATATTCTCGACGGCCGCTGGGACAACGCCGCGGTGGAAATCTGGCGGGTGAACTGGGCCGATACCGCCAGCAGAGCCTTGCTGCGGCGCGGCGCCATTGGTCAGGTTCGGCGCGGGCGGCTGCATTTCGTGGCCGAGATGCGCAGCCTCGCCCATGTGCTGGGGCAAACCATCGGGCGGACGTTTCAGGCGAGCTGTGACGCGGCACTGGGCGATACCCACTGTGGCGTGAATCTGAATGACCCAGCAAACAAGGGCACCGGTGCGGTGGTGACATTGTCGGGTGACCGGGCGTTCACATCCTCGGGCATCGCGGGCTTCTCGGATGGTTGGTTCGCGGTGGGCACGGTGACTTGGCTGACTGGTGCCAATGCCGGTCGCAAGGCCGAGGTACTGAGCCATGCAAACATCGGCCCGGATGTGAAGATCACTCTGCTTGAAGCTCCGGTCCGACCGATGGCGGTCAATGACACTTTCGATATCTTCGCCGGGTGCGACAAGCGGTTCGAGACCTGTCAGGGCAAGTTTTCCAATGCGGTCAATTTCAGAGGCTTTCCGCATATCCCGGGGCAGGACACCATAATTCGCTACGCTGCCAGGGGTGATACCAATTCGGGATCAGTGCTATGAACGTCGTTTCCAGCGGAAACGACGGGCGGCAGTGCATTGCACCGCAATGCACGAGAGCCCGCTCCCGAACCGCCCCGGCGCGGATCGTCAAAGCGACCCGCCGCTGGATCGGCACACCGTATCACGATCAGGCCTCGGTGCGCGGTGTCGGTTGTGACTGCCTTGGACTTTTACGCGGTGTTTGGCGCGACGTGGTGGGACCCGAACCGATGCCCGTGCCACCCTATTCCCGCGACTGGGGAGAGTCAGGGCCAGTTGAGGTTCTGGCTGAAGCTGCCCGCGCGGCGATGGTCGAAATTACCGTTTCCGACGCCCGCACCGGCGACGTCATTCTGTTTCGCATGCGCACGGGGGCAATTGCCAAGCATTGCGGCATTCTTTCAGGGCGTGGCCGCAATGGGCGTTCCCATCGCAGTGGGCGTTCCCACCGGTTCATCCACGCCTATGAGCGCACCGGCGTAATCGAGGAATTTCTGACCCCAGCTTGGCAGCGCAGGGTGGCCTTCGCCTTCCGGCTTCCAAACCCCGTCAAGCGAAAGACCTGACATGGCGTCCATTCTTCTGGCCTCGGCCGGTGCAGCGATCGGTGGCAGCATTGGTGGTGCCGTGCTTGGCGTGTCCGCAGCCACCATCGGCGGCGCGATCGGCTCGTTTGCGGGGTCGATGATCGACAGCTGGATTGTCTCCTCATTAGCCCCCGGGCAGCGCATCGAGGGCCAGCGGCTGGAAAACCTGACCCTCACCACCTCGACCGAAGGCGCGGTGATCCCGCGCATTTATGGACGAATGCGGATCGGCGGTAACATAATCTGGGCAACGGATTTCACCGAGACCATCAGCACAACTACCCAGGGCGGCGGCAAGGGCGGCGGGCCGAAGGTCACGACCACGGCCTATCTCTATTCAGCCTCTTTCGCGGTGGCTCTGTGCGAAGGGCCGATCTCCGGTATCGGGCGCATCTGGGCGGATGGTAAACCGCTTGATCTGAGTGGCGTGACATGGCGGATTTACAAGGGCGATGAGACCCAGATGCCAGACCCGTTCATCGAGGCCAGGATGGGTGCTGGGTTTGCGCCCGCCTATCGCGGCACGGCCTATGCGATGTTCGAGGAATTGTCGCTGGAGCAATTCGGCAATCGCATCCCGCAGCTGTCTTTTGAGGTGTTTCGCCCCGTCGTTGAACTCGACACCGCCGAGGGGCTGATCAAATCCGTGACCCTCATCCCTGGCACCGGCGAGTTCGTCTATGCAACCGAAGCCATTTCGCGCGGCACGGGCGGCAATACCGCGTCGGAAAACGTCCACTCGACCGCTGCCGTGCCCGACATTGTCGCGGCGCTGGATCAGCTGCAGGCGGCAGCCCCGAACATCGAGAGCATCTCGCTGGTGGTTTCATGGTTCGGCACCGACCTGCGCGCTGGCAATTGTGCAATCATGCCTGGTGTCGAAAACACCACCAAAATAACGACCCCAAAAAGCTGGGCCGTGAATGGCGTTGCGCGTTCGGGTGCGCATGTGATCAGCCTCGATGCCTCGGGCCGCAGTGCCTATGGCGGCACACCTGCAGATTTCGCTGTCATGCAGGCCATTCAGGAGATCAAGGCGCGCGGGTTGCGGGTCACCTTCTATCCGTTTTTGCTGATGGATATTCCAGCGGGCAATACGCTGCCCGACCCATATTCCGATAACGCGGCGACCACCGGACAAGGTACCTATCCCTGGCGCGGGCGGATCACTTGTTCTCCGGCAGCAAGCTACGTGGGCACCGTGGACAAGACCGCCGGTGCCGCCACGCAGATCGATACTTTCATAGGCAATGCGCAAGTGACTGATTTCACGGTGGCTGGAGAGACTGTCTCATGGACTGGCCCCGCCAGCGATTGGGGATATCGGCGGATGATCCTGCATTACGCCCATCTTTGTATGGCCGCTGGTGGAGTGGACAGTTTCCTGATCGGCTCGGAACTTCGGGGCCTGACGACAATACGGGAGAATGCAACCATTTACCCTGCGGTGGCAGCGCTGAAGCAACTGGCCAGTAATGTCGCGGGCATTCTCGGGGCCAGCACCGCGATCAGCTACGCCGCCGACTGGTCGGAGTATTCCGGGCATCAGCCCAATGATGGTTCAGGCGACCTGTTCTATCACCTCGATCCGCTCTGGGCCGACCCCAGCATTGATTTCATCGGCATCGACAATTATCTGCCTTTGTCAGATTGGCGCGACGGCTTTGATCACGCCGATGCGCAGGCGGGCTGGGCCTCGATCAGGGACCTCGATTATCTGCGCGGCAACATCGAGGGCGGCGAAGGTTTTGACTGGTTCTATGCGACGGAGGCCGATCGCACCGCGCAAATCCGAGCCCCCATCACCGACGGGGCCGAACGCTTCCCGCTGCTGAATCCGGATCGCAGCTTTGCCGAGACCAATGGCGCGACCATCATGGACGCGGATTTTGGTGGGGCAGCGACCCGACAAAACGATGCCGCGTTCTCGGCCATGGTGCCGCTGCCCGCCAGTCCCATCGACGGTGTGCTGTTCGAGCGAGGTGGTGGCGGCACCGGCATGTTGCTGGCGTTGCGTGATGGTGGCACGACCTTCCGGTACCGCGCGGGCAAGGGCAGCGTGACCGTGCCCGGCGTTGAGACCGCTATCCTCGATATTCCCGTGGCCGCCATGCCGTTTGACGGCCAGGTTCACGAGCTGGTCTGGGATGTGAGCCTTGCCACCGGCACCATTCGCCTTTGGTGCGATGGCCTGCTTCTGGGCAGCGCCAGTGCCACCGACGGGGCGCTGAACTCCTGGGCCGGGCCCGGCAGCGGCGTCTATGGTGCAAGTGGCTCAACGGCCACAAACATCACCGGAGAGCCGAATGTGGGCTGGCCGGTGCCGTGCCCAAACCCATTGAACATGTATGATCAGGCAATCACCCGTATCAGCGGCAGTGCGGACTGGGTGTTCCGCCCCAAGGACATCCGCAGCTGGTGGGCAAATGCCCATCAGAACCGGCGCGGCGGCAATCCTCTGCTGCAGCCCACGGACTGGGTGCCGCAATCCAAACCGGTCCGTTTCACCGAACTTGGCTGTCCGGCGGTCGATCGGGCCACCAACCAGCCGAATGTGTTCTATGATCCTAAGTCTGCCGAGAGCGCGCTGCCGTATTTTTCGCGCGGCTGGCAGGACGAAGCCATCCAGCGGCGTTATCTGGAAGCAATGCTGGGATATTGGAATTACGCGGCCAACAACCCGACCAGCAGCATTTACGCCGCCCCGATGATCGACAGGGGCGAAGCGGCGGTCTGGACATGGGATGCGCGGCCCTATCCGGATTTTCCGGCCCGCCAGGATGTCTGGGCCGATGCCACGAACTGGCGGCTCGGGCACTGGCTGAACGGGCGACTCGGGGCGGTTGGGCTGGGTGCGCTGGTGCGGGAGTTGTGTCGCCGTGCAGGGCTGGATGATACCCTGATCGACGTGAGCGCGCTTTCCGACACCGTGCCGGGTTTTGTGATTTCCGCTTTGGAAAGCCCGCGCGCCTCAATCTCAACGTTGGCACGGCATTTCGGCTTTGATGCGGTGGAAAGCGGTGGCGTGATCCGGTTTGCCCCGCGCGGACAGCAGGCGGTGTCCACAATCGATCCAGATGACCTGGTGGCCGGTGCTGGAGAGGTGATGGAACTAACCCGTGGGCAGGAAACCGAACTGCCGCAAGCGCTCAAATGGCAGATGGTGCGCCCCGACGAGGAATACGATGCCGCCACGGTCGAGGCCCGCCGTGTCACAGTTCAAGCCGCCCGGGTCGCCTCCGACAGTTTCCCGCTGGCCGTATCGCTGGAAGAGGCCGACCGGCGTTGCCGCCGTGCCCTGATGGAAGGCTGGATCGGGCGCGAGACGCTGACCGCCAGGCTGCCACCCTCGCGTCTGGCGCTCGATCCCGGGGATGTTGTCAGTCTGGATAATGACGGGCGGCTGATCGACTATCGTATCACCCGCATCGGCGATGCCGGGGCGCGCGCCTTCGAGGCGATCCGGACGGATGCGGCGATGTATGACCTGCCACCCGGGCAATACCGGCCCGCCAATCTGCCCGGGGCCACGGTTTATGGTCCCGCTGATGTTGTGCTGATGGACCTGCCGCAGCTGGATGATACGGTTCCGGCGCACCGGCCCTATGCGGCGGTGTTTGCCAAACCATGGTATGGCACGGCCGCCGTCTGGCGCAGCGCCACCAGTTCCGGATTTGCCCTGCTCGACACGCTTGGTCTGCCCTCGCGCATGGGGGTGCTTGCCGCCGATCTGCCCGCCGGGCCGCTCAACCGGTTCGATCATGGCAGTGAACTGCTGGTCGATCTTTCATCCGGCACGCTGACCAGTGTTACCGATTTGGAATTGTTCGCCGGGGCCAATGTGCTGGCTGTGGAAACGGCTCCCGGGTTTTGGGAGATTGTTCAGGCAGGAAATGCTGAATTGGTGTCCACTGGTCGTTATCGCCTGACCCGCCTGTTGCGCGGCCAACGAGGGACCGAAGATGCCATGGGCAATCCGGCGCTGGTTGGTGCGCGGGTGGTTTTGCTGGAGTCCGGGCTTCAGCCGCTGTCCATTGCCGAGGGTGATCTCGGGCTGCCATGGAACTGGCGCATCGGCCCCGCCAGCGCCGCACCGTCCGATCCGCTGATGATTGCGCAGAGTTTCACTCCGAATGGACGTGGCTTGCTGCCGTTCGCACCGGTACAACTCCGCATGCGTCGCAAGGCCAACGGCGATCTCGCCTTGCGCTGGCTGCGCCGGGACCGCGCCCTTTCAGCCGATAGTTGGGTGCTGACCGACGTGCCGATGTCGGAAGCCTCCGAGGCCTACGATCTGGAAATCCTCAACGGGCCTGCGGTGGTTCGTTCCATCCCCGACCTGACTGGCCCGGGTTTTACCTACACCGCCGCCATGCAGGTTGCCGATTTCGGCGGGCCGGTCAGCAGCCTGTCCGTCCGTATCACCCAGATCGGGGCGCTCGGTCGGGGCACGCCGGTGACCCAAACCCTGACTCTCAAGGAATCCACTCCATGACCACGCCAAACCTCGCCCTGCCATATCTTGCCGCCGCACAGGCCCAGAAACATGTCACCGTGAATGAAGCGCTCGATGCCCTCGACGGGCTGGTGCAGCTTTCGGTGATTTCGGCTGCGCTCACCGCACCACCCGGCAACCCCGCTGAGGGAGATCGCCACATCGTTGCAAGCGGCGCGACCGGTGCCTGGATGGGATGGGACGCCAGCGTGGCGCAGTTTTCCGGCGGCGCATGGCATCGGCTGATCCCGCAAACCGGCTGGCTGGCCTGGGACGCAGGCCTCGGCCAGCTTCTGGTCTGGACCGGCAGCGCATGGACCGGGCTGGACGCGGCCATGGGTCTTCTGACCCGCGCAGCCTCGGTTCGGGTTGCGTCAGGGGCAGCCGGGTCGGCAACGGATATAGTGGTGGCCGAAGAACTGCTTTCGGGCCTGTCCGGGGCTTCGGTCACCTCGACCGTCGCCATTCCGAACCGAGCCATCGTTCTGGGGGTTTCCACACGAACCACCACCGCGATCACCGGGGCCACCTCCTATAACTGCGGCATTTCGGGTGAGACTTCCAAGTTTGGCGGCGGCCTCGGCATTGCCACGGGCAGCACCAATGTCGGCGTGATCGGCCCGCAGGCCTTCTACGCCGCGACCCCGATTATCCTGACTGCGCAGGGCGGGAATTTCACTGGCGGCGCTGTGCGCCTCAGTATCCATTATCTGCTGCCGATTGCCCCGCAATCTTGATCAAAGCGTTTCCAACTCAGATCAGTACAGATTGAGCAGAATTCGCCCAAACTTGGGGTGAATTCTGATTCATTTTTGCTGGGAACGCTTTCACAGAAAGGAAGCTCCATGACCCCGCCATTCAATGATGCGGGCTTCGTTCGCATGCCCGAGGACGAGTTCGAGGCCATGCTGGCCCGCGCCGCCGAGCAAGGCGCACGCCGTGCCCTGGCCGATGTTGGCCTCGATGGTCCGGAAGCCGCCATCGATATCCATGACCTGCGCACGTTGCTCGATAGCCTGCGCATGGCGCGGCGCACCGCTTGGCAGACTGTGGTGCGCCTGATCACCACCGGCCTGCTGCTCGCCCTGATCGCGGGCATTGCCGTGAAGCTGAAGCTGTTCGGCTGACACCACCTCAACCATCCTGATCATAACCCACCCTGACCACACACCCGCCAATCGGCGGGTTTTCTTTTGGAGGAAACCATGACCACACACTATTTCGCCGACTGGCGCGACGTGCCCGACAAGCTCTGGCGCTGGCCAAACTTTTCGCCGGAGGAAATCGCCTGCCGTGGCGACGGCACGATCCGCATCAACGAAGCGGCGCTCGACAAGCTCCAGGCCCTGCGCGACCGGCTCGGCGTGCCGCTGATCGTGAATTCCGCCTATCGCAGCCCGGGCTACAACAAGCAGGTCGGTGGAGCCAAACATTCGATGCATTTGCAGGGCGCGGCCTTTGATATCTCCATGGCCAATCATGATCCGGAAAGATTTGAAGCATCTGCGCGGGCCGTCGGCTTCACCGGTTTCGGGTTTTATCCCCGCCAGAATTTCATGCACATCGATATCGGTCGCTCGCGCCAATGGGGCGATCCATTTCCGCCCCGTGCCACCCGCGGTGGTCGCATCCTTCGCAAGGATCGCACCATTCGCAATGGCCGCACCATTCGCAATGGTCGCACCACACGGTTTGCACCGGAACCGCCACGCCTGCGAGAAACCCTGACGGAAAGCCGCACCATGAAAGGCGGCGGTGCCGCGGGTGTGGCCACCATTGGCACAGCGGGCATCGAGGTGGTGCAACAGGCCGCCACCGACACCCAATCCGCTCTCCAACCGCTGATCCCCTATCTCGATACCATCCGCTGGCTATTCATTGCTGTCGCCTTGCTTGGAGTCAGCGTAACCATCTACGCCCGCTGGGACGACTGGCGAAAGGGGCGGCGTTGATGGGCGCTCTGCTCACATGGTTCACCGGTGGTGCGACCACTGCGAGCATCCGCCTCGCGCTGGCTGTCGGAAAATGGGCCACCATCGCCCTCACAATATCGCTTTTCCTCCTGTCCCTGCGCCGCTCCGGCGAGCGTGCCGGACGGCTGGCGGAACGCATTGAAAATACGGAGAAAGCCAATGAAATTCAACGCCGAATGCTCAAAGCCACGTCTCTCCGCCCTCGTAATCGTGACGAGCTTGCTGAGCGCCTGCGCGACGGTGAGTTCTGA